GTTCCGCTATTCCAATAGCCGAAGAACAGAGTACCATTGTTACGATTGCTTGGATCATTATAAGCAAACATAAGATCCCTACTACAACCATTATAATTCTTGCAAATAAGCTCAATGTAATTGAATTGAGATGGTAGGCGAACAAACGCAGAGCTAAATTCTGTAGCATCAAGATAATCGTTGAACACAATTGGTTTATTATCGTCTTGATAAGATGATCCGAGTACGATAGTTTTAGTCATATTATTTATTTTTTTTTACTTTTTAAAAATGCTCGCAATTGATTTTATTGTAATAATAATTGTTTCTCCGATAATCACCGCCAATAAAAATGTTAAAAAAGGATGTTCTCCTGCAAATTTATAAAATTCAGTCATATTATTCTTTTACTTTGCCACGGAGTTTAAAGAAAGTCAATCAGAAATTTTCTCCATCTTCTTCACTTCTGTATCAGTAAAGAAACAGCCGCCGCCTTTATCATCTACAAAAAATTCAAACTCACAATCTTTAACTATGCGTCGAGTTCCAGTGTATGTTAGTTCATGTTTTTTGCCAACCATGTCGGTGTGAATAAATTTATCGCCTTTATTCATATTATTCGTCGTTCTTAAGCTTCTTGACTTCATCAGCAAGTAATTCTATTGCTTCAATTATTAAATTTAATGTTTGGCGAGTTTGTGCGTCAATATCGTGAGAAGAAATATAACGCAAAAAATTTTCTGCTTCCTTGATTTTTTTATTGTATTCTTCCATATTATTCTTCTACTTTCTCGTAAGTGGCTTCAAAGATATCTGGTTTGCAAGGATAATGTTCTCCTTTGATACCAGTGATAATATAATCGCCGGGGCAAACAATATGCCCACCTTCTAAAGTCTCAATCCAACCATGCCAGCGCATCTTATTGCCGCAATGATTGCATTGATGATTTCCGCTGAAATAAGGTCGCCTAAAACATCTTACAATCTTTCCTTCTCTCTCTTCTTTTGGTATTACTCCTGTATCTTCAAATGGTCTAAAAATATCATCTTCTGGATGATCTCCATTCTTAAACCATTGCGTTGCTTCAATAACTACAGGCTTTTTTCTATATTTCATAATTAATTAATAAAAGGCTCTCCATCATTCATAATATGAAACTCATCAAAATCAAAATCCCAAATACTCATGCGGCATTTATCACAAACAGAAATAGTGTCGCCGCTCCAAGGAACGGCGCACTCTTCTAGTTTTGCTTCTTTTTTGACTTTTAAGCAAGTCATATCTTCAGCTTTTCAGGAACAAAAGTTCCTTCATTTTCTACAATATTCTCCATGATCAACTGGAGACGCTTTTTGTCAGATGAATTTTTATTATAAAATACTTCAATACGATCATCTTCATCATAATCTCGAAAGAATCCGCCATTTGCTTCAAAATAAGATTCGATCAATTTTAGTTGATTGGTGCTGAATATTTCATTTAGTTTATTAGATAGTTGTTCTTCTTCAATTAAATTTCCCAATCCTTCTGAAGCATCATCAAGATCTTCAAGTAAAGTATTATTATTGAAATTTGTGCAACTCATAAAGAGTCCCCCAAGAGCGCACACATTGCAAGATTCGATTTTCTTTTCTACGAATAACTCTTGAACAGAGTCAGTCTCTGCCACAGTAGTAGGATTGTAATGTATTCGCACCCAACATCCACTCTCAGCAACATATCTCTTAGCCTTGAGTTGGGCAAGGACATCTTGAGCAATCATTACTCTTTTCTGAGCTTTGGTTGCTTTTTTAAATTCTGCGTTCAATTTATTAATTTTATTCATAATTAAATCCACTTTCTATGCTCTTCGTGAACTTCTTCGACCCCATTATAATCTTCAATATACCATTTGATACCATCAGGCACTTCAACAATCTTCAGTTTGGTATAACGAGCATTTGCTAAATCGCCAAGCTGTTCGACAACTTCAATAAGAATTGGATCAGTTCTTTCGATGTCCCATTCGGCAAATCCACTTCCCGGCTTCTCTTCATTTAGATAGTAATGGTATAGGTCTTTAATCACTTCATCTTGTTTAGCTATGATGTTAAGACCTTTCTTCTCACCATACAAGAGAACAGCTTCTTTGCTAAGATGAAAGCCGCCGTGTTTTTTATTGATTACTATTTTCATATCTTTTTAATGCTAACGCTTTCACTATAATAACCATTTGATTCGCCAAGAAACCAAAACTCTAAACTGGCGTTTTTAGTTTTTAAAGCGTATTTAGTCCAAGTGTGGCTGTAAAGTCTATCGTATTCAGTATACCAATCAGGATCATTTGCGCCAGCATCTTCTTCAGCAAAGATTATTTCTTCATTGAGAATATCTTTCTCGTCTCCAATAACATTTTCGACGAAAACGCTTTCGCAGCAATCTTGATGATGATATAATTTATAAGTTGTTTGATTGGTTACAATATGTACTTCTGGACTGTCTTTTTCTAAACCAGTTATTTCTTTAACGATCTGGCCCTTTAATTCGAAAAAATTTGCATCACTCATAATCGTGCGAACATGATGGCAGAAAAATTTCCCCTTGTCAAGCGGCATTTTTCGGTGTAAGAAAATATGTATGACAACCTTAGAGCAGCTAGTCGCAGATCACGCAATTTTAATGCAAAAAATAATTGCAGAAGCTAGAAAAGAAGCTGAATACGCTATTTGGCTAAATGATGCTGATGCGCCCAAACCAAAATCTATAACCACAAATAAATTAGATCTATTTTCTCATATCTCTTCTAACTTCGATAATTTAATTAAAGATAAGAAAGAAAAAAATATATTAACACCTTATGCTAATCCTTATAATTGGCCCAGAAATACTAACTGTTGGGCAAAAAGTCTTGATCTAACTGGATATGCCGCTGCTGTCGTTCCTCTTGGTGGAGTTGGCGGCGGAACACTTATTACTAAGAAGCACGTTTTGTTGGCGAATCATGTGCCTTATTCAACTTCACCATTCATGATTTTCTTTATTAACAATAAAGATGTATCACTTGTTTATAACGTCATGAAAACAAAGCGTGTCGCCAACACTGATATTTTAATTGGTGAACTTGATAGAGAAGTTGATGCTTCGCTAAAAGTATATAATGTATTGCCAGCTAATTATCTTAAATACTTTGACGCAAATAAAATTAATTTTCCAATATTATATTCTGATCAAGAAAGAAAAGCTTTAATCGGAGAAAATGGTTTACTTAATACTACTTACGGATCAAATAATACCTTAATAAATATTTCAAAAGATAATAACAGAGCGCAATATTTCGAAGCATTAATTGGCGGCGACAGCGGCAATATTGTTTCTACTATTATTAATAATGAAGTTGTATTGATCGGCGGCTGGTATATGACACTTGGAGCTATGGCTGGCTTGGCAACAAATATTCCTAGTTATATAAATGAAGTAAATAATACAATATCTTCATTAAGTAGTGGATATAAAATTAATGAAGTAGACTTGAGTGGATTTAAAATGTATTGAAAATGGTGGGAGCAGATAGATTCGAACTATCGTAGGCGTGAGCCGGGACATTTACAGTGTCCTGCAATTGACCACTATGCGATACTCCCAAAAATAATTATTGAATTCCTAGTTCATTTGGATAAAATAAGTGTAATTATCAATATGAACTACGATACTATCAATTCTTTAGTAGCTAAAGGACTTTCTATTAGAAAGATCTCAACTGAATTAAAAACTAGTCCTACAAATATTAGATACTGGCTTAAGAAATTCAATATTAAAACTATACCTCGCTCAGAAGTTTCTGATTATAGATATTGTCCACGATGTGAAACAGAAAAATTAAAGACTGAATTTTATAATCGCCGCAATGGTGTTGGTAATTCTGTTTACTGTAAGCCATGCACTCATACTCAAACTCTTGAAAGACAAAGAGATTTTAAACAAAAGTGCGTTGATTATAAAGGCGGACAATGCGTTTGTTGTGGTTATAAAAAAACAAATAACGCTTTAGAATTTCATCACTTAGATCCTTTAGAAAAAGATTTTTGTATTTCTTCAGTAAGATTTACTAAATTTGATGATAGAGTTACAAAAGAATTAAATAAGTGCGCTTTAGTTTGTAGAAACTGTCACGCTGAAATACACGCTGGAGTTATTGATTTATTACCTTATAAAATATAAAGTGGCTGATAGGGTTGGAATCGAACCAACATCGCCAAAATTAACAGTTTTGTGAATTACCATTATTCTACCTATCAGTTTTAAAGTGGCGTTCCCGACAGGATTCGAACCTGTGACCGAAAGCTTAGAAGGCTTTTGCTCTAAATCCAACTGAGCTACGGGAACGTAAAATCTACAACTATCTTATAGACTAATATAGTATTGTCAATAGTTTTTTGAAAATTGCCCATTGTTGTCTCAGTGTAAAGCGACTATAAACATTATCGCTTGGGCGCACTGTATGTTTTTTGCAGATCAGGTCGTTCAGTTGCTTGATGTGTTCCCAACTAGATATCGGCTTCAATCAATCCAAATAGTTCGAAAAGCACTATTTTTTAATTTGATCTCTGCCCCAATTTGTACCAGATCCTTTCCGAGAGGCTTTTCACTGGCTACCCCAAACTACGTCTTATGTAGACGACTGCCCTCATTGCTGCAAAATTTTGTGTGCAGTTTATACAGGATTTTCTGCACTAGCCTCTCTATCAGACTTTGTTGGCTGTCCAAAGCATCAAGCTGAGTCCTGTTGGCAAATTAAATACTAAGTAAGTTAGGGGACTTGAACCCGCATCATGCCCTCTTCAGGCACTTTACCATACGTCTGATCAGGACACTTACTTAGTAAAATTTATACAGCTTAGGTCATGACTCCTAAGCTGTAACTTTTCCTCAGAACCCCGTCCGTAACAGATTCTCCAAACTTCTGTTATCATGGGTTAGCTCTTGGAAGCCGGGTGGGCCGTCTTGGAAAAGAAAATGGTGGCTTAGGTGGGATTCGAACCCACACTTTGCAGATTTTAAGTCTGTTGACTCTGCCGTTGGTCTACTAAGCCATTCAAAGAACGCTCACAATCTACTCGAAATTGCGGCCCCTGTCAAGGGGAAAAATTTAGAATTTCACATTTCGAATCTTATCATGTATACTATATTATATGTTTCTGATTTCTATTGAAGAAATTTTATCTTCTAAATATTCTAAGATGATACCTATCGAATGCGACTATTGCAAGAAGAATTTTGAAAGAATGCAAAAAAATGTAAAATCTGATCTTAAATTATATCCACATAGAAAGCAATTATGCTCTGTGAAGTGTCAAAATTCTTCAAGAATAGCTAGACAAGAAGTTCAGTGCAAAAACTGTAACAAAACAATTTATAAAAAAATAAATCAATTTAAAAAATTTCCTAATTCTTTTTGCTCCTCTTCGTGCGCTGCCACTTATAATAATACTCATAAAACTCATGGTTATAGGAGATCAAAGTTCGAAATATACTTAGAACAAATACTACCGCAAAAATACTCAAATTTAGAATTTCATTTCGCTAGAAAAGACGCAATTAATTCCGAATTAGATATATATATTCCAAGTTTAAAACTTGCTTTTGAGTTAAATGGGATTTTCCATTATGAACCCATTTATGGATCAGATCAATTAAATAAAATTCAAAATAATGATAAACGCAAATTCCAAGCTTGCTTAGAAAAACAAATAGAATTATGTATCCTAGATGTTTCAACCATATCTTATTTTAAACCAGAAAAGGTACAAAAATTCGTAAATATAATAACTGATATAATAGATTTAAAATGTAAAGAACAAAAAATTGGCAGTCTATAAGAGGATCGAACTCTTGTTCCCGCCGTGAAAGGGCAGTGTCATAACCACTAGACCAATAGACCGTTTTGGTAGTCCCGGTGGGATTTTCGCCCACAGTCAATCCCTTATAAAGAGAACGCTTTTGATGTTAAGCTACGGGACCACTAAAAATACGCAATAGCCTCTGTGGGCCGTGCTGGACTTGAACCAGCAACCGACGAATTATGAGTTCGCTGCACAAACCATTATGCTAACGGCCCATAGAAACTACTACATATTAAATTTTAAAGAACGAAAAGAGTAAAGTATAATTCCAATTATGTTTCAGAATATATTACCGAATGACAAACATATTCTTACTCTTTACTCAAATTAAATAAGCAGCGGGAAACGTATTTCCATCTATCATAAATAACACACATTATAATGATAGTGACTTCACTGCTTAAAATTATAAAATTAGATTAAGGATTTCACGGCGAGCTAATTAGGCTCAATAGATTTTTTAGATCCTTCCGTTCAGCCCATATACGCATCTTTTGCTAAAAGGATTCTAACCTCAGATGGGGCCATCTATCTTCTAATTTAAATTGTAAAAGAACTGAAAAAAATGGTGCAATCGGCGGGGAACGATCCCGCGACTCACAGATTAAACCTACCACTATAGTTTTCACTACCAGTAGAATGTTGTTACATAATTGATTGAATACTAATTACCAATTACTAAACTTCATTGGATACAGATTTCTCCCTACTACTGTTTGTGGTCTGGACTATGCCTTTATCATAATTAGCTGTCAGGGGTTCCTCTCTTGCGAGTTTAGCTTACCCGACGATTCTCATGCCTTTACCGTGCTAATTTTAGATAGGTGATTATAGTCTCTACACGTTTTTTATTATGAGGCTATAGAATTTATCACAATTAAGTGGCTAGACGGGTAGCCTAGCAATCATGGTAGGTCACTATTGCGCCTATTTACCCACAATCCTTTCTTCTATTATTTCTCTAGCGTTTGCCTAAAACTTCGCTCGGCGTTGGGGGCATATATTTACATATTGCAGATTCTTTTGAAATCTGTCATTGCTACCCGTTCACCGAATTTACACCTTACTCATGCACAGTTTCCTATACATGGACCCTTGTTATCTTGCGATAACATCAAGTCTGTTGCTCTACCAACTGAGCTACGATTGCATTTTAAAGAACTTCAACATCCTACTTTAGTATGTTGCCTTTGTCAAGGGGAAACTTAGCGGGTATCGGATTCGAACCGATGATCTTCACGTTATGAGCGTGACGAGATGACCTCTTCTCCAACCCGCAAAATTTAAAGAACGCGATCAATTTACCATACTTTCACTGATTGTCAAGGGGGAAATTGGAGCCTCGCCAGAGACTTCAACTCTGCTCTGAGGTTTACAAAACCCCTGCATCGGCATCTATGCTTGCGAGGCACACTTAAATATTATACACTATTTCTTCACACCTTCTAATACTTTACATCCATTTGCAGTAATATATCTAACATTATCAATGCTAATAAACCCTTTACGAATAAGATACAATTCAAAATCCCTTTGAATCGCGGTTCTTGACAAACCAGTTTTTGCAGCGAGCATAGAAAGAGTACAGTTACCTTCTTTACGCAAAATATTTAGTATCTGCCACTCAATTCTATTCAAACCGTAAGGAAGAATATCAAGAATATAAAACAACTTCTCAGCATCTTCTTTGGTAAATCGCGTGATCTCAAATCGATCAGCATAAAGCTTGACTTCTTTGGCGCGAAGCACACAAGAACGTGCATTGCCTCGGGAAGTTTCAGATAACATTGATAGAGCTTCTTCATCAAACTCAATATTTGGTAGAGCTTTTTGAAAGATTTGCCTCAATTCATTTGTATTGTAATCTGCAAATTCAATCGTCGTCAATCGATCACGCAACGGAATAAATAGCTTATCTGATTCAGTTGTCGCGAATATAAAATGATGCTTCTTGAAATTGAAGATATAATTTGCTTTGCCAGCATTATAATCAATTACATGATCTTTCTCTGTAGAGAGAATAGATAGCAATGCGTAAGTAAAGTCTCTTGGCAGACAATGAGCTTCATCAAAGAAACAAATAATTTCTTGATCTTGAATGTGGGGCAGAAAAACTTGTTCGAAAAACTGATTCCCCGATTTAATACTAGAGCTATTTAGCTCAAGCAGTGGCTTATTGACTCCGGTGGTGTTATAAATGTTCTTGGCAAATTCGCGAACAAATGCAGTCTTGCCTAGACCTTTTGCGCCAACGAAATTCAAAAACGGTACAAGTTCAGTCTTAGCATGAGCTTCCAAATAAAATGAAAGCTTGCGTTTGACTTCTTCTTGACCAACAAGTTCAGCGAAGTAGTTCATTACTGGGTGATAGTGAACTCTGCAACAGGCTCCTCGTCAAGCTGATTCTGAATCTCTTGAGGAAGTGAATCGCCATCTTGCGCTGAAGCTACAGGCACGTTCTGGTACTTATTGTACCAAACGCGACCAACAACAACAGTGGCGTTCGCATCGTTGTTAAGCTTCGCGAGAAGCTCGCCCAACGTGATTTCAACAGTGGAGGTCGCTCCCTTGGGACGACCACGACCAATCTTGGGTGATGGATTTTCCATACGCGACCACTTTATCAGGTTTTTAGGTGCTGTCAAGGGGCTTCGCAAGATTTTTTGAGAAAAATGAGAGGGTGGGGACGAAAAAAGACCCGATATCAAACACAAGCTTGATGCGCTTCGGGTCTTACTGTTTTTTAATCAATAGATCAAAGTTTGAACAGTTTATATTTGCGCTACTATATATTACACTATTTATTCTTCTTCACGACAATTATCTTCTTCATCGTCTGAAAAATTATTATCTATTTCATCTGCATAATCTTCATAGCAGAATACACAAACCAACTTCTTACCGACTTTTTGGTAATCGTCGTTTTCAGTGTCGATAAATTCGCTACAGTATAAACATTTTTTCATACTTATATTCTAATTGTACATATCATACCGGCAAATGTGAAAAATAAAACAATATTATTGATTATTTTTTTTAAAAAATCTGCTATATACAAGCTTACCTAGGTTGGCGGCAAACTTTCTAGCCTTTCTTTCAGGCAAATCGAATAAATGAGCATGAAAGACTTCTTCAATCAAAACATTAAGTTGACGGCGAGTCAATAATGTCGGATCAATTAAAATTTGAGGATCATCAGTATCAGGAGAATCACACAAACCAGAAGCGTAAAATCTTGTAGGCGGTTTATTATAATTAACTGTATATTCTACACCCTCAAAATTCTTGAATTTCATAAAAATTTTTTTAACTTTTTCTGATTCTCTGTATTTAATATTATAAAGTCAGACCAAGGTTTTCCATATCTCAGTATCTGCCAACACCATCTTAATCTCTCTGACCAACCTAGCATTCTACCACTCAATCCTCTTTCAAATAAACTTAAGCATACTTCTTCATCATCGAACTTCTCAACAAGAAGCCCATGACTATAACAATCGCAAATAAGAAACTCAGAGTCTTTTTCTTCTTTCACTTTATCATTAAAAAATTATGTACTCGCCAGACTCTACTAGATAAAAAGCACAAAGCTTTGTATACTTTATCGCAAATAAATTTAAGAATCTTATTGTATGGATTCAAGAAATACTTATATCGACGAGTTTTTCTAAATTCGTCCCATTCTCGCATTTTTTTATGAAACTCTATATCCTTTTTTTTGCGTTCGCTATTTGGTGTAGCTTCAAAAGTAGTTAGTTTAATATCTTTCATTTTGCCTTCAATAAATACAGCGTCATATACAATCCAATAATCATAATCAGTATTATTAGAACTGAAATAATCATAAAATTGTACTGTGCAAGTTTTATTTACAGATTCAAGCCATGTCTTTTTAGTTTTTATATGTCCTACTTTATCTAAAAAGCCTTTGGCATTTGGATCTCCTTCTACCCATTCTGTTTCGCGGCGTTCAATAAATAATTGACCGTTCTCGTCGATGATATAAATATCTAACGCGCAATCAAAATCTTTAGTTTGAAAGCCGTGCGAGCCAGTATAACCTTTTGGTTCATCTGGCATTGGCAAAAAACATTTGCATTCTATACTGTCATACATTCCCATCTTAATTGCCTCCTTTATCAACTTTATAATCCATTATGTCCTCAAAGAATTTGCGAAATGCTAAATAGTCTTGATGATCTGCGTCATTCATGCCTTTAACATCTACACGATTTAAATAATCGCAAATAACGCCATCATAATAAGATGGAATAATAATATTCTTTCCATCGTATTTTAGATCATCGCTTTGAATAACAATCTTCTCGTTAGGATTCTTCATGTATAAATCTTTCTTCATTACGGTTATGATATTCTAGCCTCAGATATAGTCAAGGTTAATTTGACAATTTTTCAATATTACCCTCACTATCTGAATAAAAAACTTCTTCGACATTGTAAGACTTAAGCAAACTCAAACAACCGGGACACGGTTTACTGTTTGCCAATCGTCCTTTTCTATCAACTCTAAGTACGATCATAGAATGATCGTTAAGATCTTCAAGACCTGATTTTAAAATGACATCTAATTCAGCATGAGTGCCAACATATCCATCGTGATATGGATGTTTAGATATTTCAGGGTGAGTTCTTTTTCTATTCCAACCAATTTTTACTATCTTGTTCTTTTTAACAAGAAAAGCTACATGAGAATTATTAACATTCTTCCAATTAGTAGGGCATAGAGCGTGAGCAGTTTCAACTGCTCTCTTTAATATTCGCGGCTTCATTCATCGCCAAGTACGATGCGCTTCAGCAATATATTCGCCAGAAGTATCGGACATTATTTTCCAACCTATATCATTAGGTATTTCAATAATCTTTAAAGTAGTATATAAACCATTAGCCTTTTTGCCAAGCTTTTCTACAGCTTCCACAAGTAAAGGATTACATCTATCATTATCAAAAGCATAAGCATTTATTTCTGACTTAGCTTTTACGCTCTTTATATTTTTTTGAATATACAGTATAGCATCGCGACTTATAGCAAAATTACTATGAGAAGTATTAATTACGACTTGCATACATTGATATCAGTTTTTCGAGTTCATCACAGACAGTTTTGATATCCGCAGTTATCTGTGCTGGAACAATTCCAGCTTCAGTCATAGTGCGTTCATCTTTTCCCGTGCGCCAATCGTTGAATGCGCGAAGGCGTTCTATAGCTTTTTCAATCATGATTTGTAGATACGGTAATGACGTTGACAGTTATACCTGCTTTGCCGTCATATTTAGCACCATAATGACGCTTAGATTCCAGAAAGTCAAGGAGATCTTTTTGAATTTTTTCAGCGTCTTCACGACTAAAACCTTTTGGAAGATTTAAAGTTAAATAAAAATTTGGTTGATGCATAACTTATAGATTATCCAGATAGTAAATATGTGCCAAACATTGTCAACAACAATTAATGACCAAGGGGCAAACGGAGGTTTGGTAAAATTTGTTTGCCCAATTTTTTTCATATACCAAGGAATTAGTTGCCATCTGTCTTGTATATAATGTGTTACAAATAGAACAGTAAATACTTTAACGTTCCATATATCACCCATTACGCAAACCAACGTCGCCCATATAAAACAATGTAGGGCGCAAATTAAACTCTTCTTTTTCTTATTCTCAGCAATAAAATCGAATTGCAGAAGATAATCTGCAATAAGATGTCCTATAATTGCTGAAGTTAAGTCCATTACATTCTCTGTTCTAATTCTTCTATACTACCACACTCGTTATAAATATAATCAAACAACCAATCTTCGGCGTATATTGTTACGTTCAATTCTTTAACAAGATCATCGTAGAGTTTATGTTGTTTTTCTGTCAGATCTCGAATTTCGTCGCGAGTCTTGATTAAAAGTTCGATTTGTTGAGGTGTGAATTTCATTTCCAAATCACTTGAAGTGTAACTATAATACCGCACAGACATAATAATGTCAACGTTTTTAAACTTAATTTTTCACCAAAATGAAAAGAAGTTAAAAACGTAAATAATATGATGCCTATCGTAAAAGTTAATATTCTATTAGGCCAAATCAAACCATTAAAATGTTCATTAATTAATTTGATGGCGCGAATAGATATTAGTGTAGTTGGTACGCTAATAAATATTAGATAGTATTCATACTTCTTGAACCATTCAGATAAGAATTGTCCATGAATCTGATACCATCCAATAACATAAACTAAACTAAGAAGTAATATTGCTAAAAATAATTTCATTTAGATCCACAAAATATCCATGTGTTCTACAAATAATTGTAAACCTTGTGTCTTACGTTCGTTGTATTGCTCGCATTTCTTCATGTATTCATCCCAAGCTACTTTTTCTTCAATAGTTTTTTCTCTATTAAAGTAGTTTTTATCTTTAAGATCCCATTTAGTTGATGACTCTGGAAAAGGTAAATACTTATCAGGATCAATAATATAATCAAAAGCAAAAATAATTTCATCCATGATGCGATCAATTTCTTTTTCAGCGATTTTTTCTGCTTTTCGCTGATCTTCTTCTGACAAAGAAGTATAGTCATTAGGCAAAAATTTCATTGGAATACCCATTTTGCCCACCTTTTTAAGATATTGCAAACGAGGAACAATAAACTTAGCAATATTAGTTTCTAAAGAAAAAACATCATCATCAGAAACTCCATAGCGGAACTTCTGATACTTACACTTTGCCCACCAACGTAATTCATACCAATTATTTTTGAAGCCCCATCCCAATCGATAAGGTAGAAGACCAATAAGTTTATCTACATATTTATTATATGTATAATAATTATCGTCTTCTCCAAACAGCTTATCTATTTCAGCTTCTTGATCGTGCCAATCTTTAAGACGTTGTTCTTTTTGTTCTGGCGTTTCGAAATCGAATTCTGTTTGATAGCTCATAGTGTTTTATTATAGTTTTCTATATAAGATTCAATATTCTTTTTACCAACAGGATTCATGCTATGCACGACATAAGGTGGATGTTTGATATTCTTTTCAAAAAAACAATAAGCTACCAACCATTTGGCGCAATCATATCCAGTCTTTTCTTTATAAGAATCATAAGGAATATCATCGTTATTTAATCCATGCCCATAATGAGAATCTGCTAGATCGTGATCGTAGCAGACGAACTTGGGAACTCCTCTAAGAGTTATTAAATCTACAAATTCCTTGTAGTTTCGTACAACGGAATAATGCTGATCTTTTGGAATAGCCGCCCATGTAACATCGTTTGGATAACGAAAGTCATCAAGCCATAAATTATACATAATTAAATAATCCTTTCTTTATTTTAGAATGAACTTGATGAATAGTCAAGTCTAATTCGCTTGCGGCTTCTTTTATTGATTTCCATATTTTATAAGTTGTAGAGCATTGAATTTTTTTCCATTTCCAAGGTGCTTCAGTAAAATGATTTTTTTTATATTCAATAAATGAATTTTCGAAAGACCAAAAATATCCTTTTGCGCTTTTTGTTATTTTTCTACAGCATCCAGATATAGCTTGGCGTGGAATTCGCGTTTCATTTTCAGCATTTAGTAAAGAATCATATTTTTTTATAAAATTTCCTTGTAAATCAAACTGATAAACAGTTTTATATTGAGATTCTGATATTTTCTTTCTACTTTCTGGAGTATGTTTATGACCTAAATGAGCTAAACTCATATTTCTGCGGCTTTCATCTGTATGTTTTAATCCTAAATTAGAATAAGCTGCTGGGCATAAATTATATCCTTTTTCTCTATCAGAACTTTCAAAGAAATTAATCCAATACTGTTCTCTTTCTTGAAGCTTCTCCACATTGATAAATTCTACAACTTCCCAAATAAAATTTTCTTTTCCGTATTTTTTATATGCAGCAAGTAAATATTCGTTATAATGTTTTTCTTTGTTTAAAAGAGTTCTATGCGCTTTCCATCTTTTTCTAATGTTTTTAGAGCTTCCTATATAAATTTTTTGATTTATTTTGTTAGTTATTTTATAAATTCCGCTTTGATTTAATGGACTCTTTATGTTCATTAACTATATTACACTCAAAAACGAAAATATCATCTAAGAATAAATTATAATTAGTGATCATAGTTCGAATGCGGCGATTGTATGCTCAAAAGGATTACCTTCAATATTCTTTACTAGACGCAACATCTCGGCGGCAATTTCTCTAATCTCCTTCTGAGCGTCAGGTTTATTACGCAAGCTCAAGAAGTGATTAAAAGAACGCCAATTAAACATTACGTCAGCTTGAATTTGAGAGTTATAAGTCTTGAAGAATCGCGCAGATTCTTTCACTCGCTTTCTATCAAAACCTCTATCGCATAAACTCTTAATGCATTGATGATAAAGTCTATTGCCTTCTTCTGTATAATTAGCTAGGGCAAGCTGCCAATCTTCGGGCCAGTCACTAGGAATCAAATACTTATCTTCTTTGATTTCTTTGTAACGAGCAGACTCACCATTAATACAAACGCCAACCCTATGTTTTAATTTATGAATGTGGGAAGCTATATCAGAATTAACAAGAAAGTGGAGGCTAGATTTTTCAAATGGGGTATGATGCCCAGCATCCGCAAGCATTTTGAGAAGCTTTGGGATTCTCTGAACTTTATCCTCTGTCAAATCTCGACTTGTTGATGTCCACGCCGAACACGCATGAACCTGATCATTTCCATAGTAGCCAAGTAACTCGACGCTATTCTGATGTTTATTCATTTAATTTGTATTTATTTATATATCTAAAAATTTTTTAATTTCTAACTTACCGTTGCTGATAACTATATACTCATTTAATCCATTGTCAATGCAAAGATTGTCGCAATCTGCTGGATTCAGATTGCCATCTAAATGGTGAGGATTAACTCTACCATTTTTATGATAAGTGTGACCAACGATTTGTTTTAATCCTTCAATAGGCTGAAACTCTTGTTTGAAATCTAACCAAACAATTCCTCCACCTTTCTTAGGACCACCTCGGCTTCGGCCAGCAAAATAAAACCAATGATTTTGATCTGTCATTAAAGCAATGTTTGCGCGTTCTACTTCTTTCACAAGAAATAAACTTAGATCATCGTTATTTTTAACAGATGGATCTATGTAATCAGGAAATAATCCTGCATGAGTGCAAAGGATACCATCAACCCAAAAACGCCATTTAAATTTGTTAATGATATTTTTGCGTTCAGATCCTAGCATTTCATCGATGGCAAAATACTTTCTATCTTCATAACCGCTACACATCGTATAATGATTATTAAACAGATAATGCAAATCATGATTACCAAAAAGAGTATAATTATTTGGCGCAGATAGATATCGCATCAAATAATCAGCGGTCTTTTTATAATCATCATTGTCATCCAAATAAAAACTATCAAACCAATCGCCAAGACAAATATTTATGTCCGCCGATTCGTGCTGAATAATCTTATTGAACTTCTCAACGTTATTGTGAAGATCAGAAAGTAATAGTATTTTCTTTTTGTGACTATCGAATGTCATTTCTAAATTGTGTTTTAAAAGGATCAATCGTTGGTTTGCTGATCATGATTCTTGTATCAGTTTCGTTTTCTTTAACTTCTAACCATTTGACTTCAAAGTCGCCTTTTTCATTTCCACTCATTTCTAGCGTTCGATCATTAACATGAAAAATAATACCGTGGACATGGAGCTTAGTAATGGGCATACTAGTTCCTAATCCAACGTTATCTGATCCTCCAATACCAAGATTGCCATTATTAAGTGAAAAATCTTTTGACGGTTGAATATTCTCTTCTGCTTTGATTAGAGATGGAGTCGCTGCTGCCGCTACAAAACCGCCAAATATAGATTTGAAGAATCCCTTACGAGTAAATTTCATACTCATATAATACAAATTTACTTGTCGTAGTCTATTTTTCCAATGACATTTATGCGAAAAGTATTAGTTACTTTTCCATCATTAGAACTGGTGATAATATAGCTTTCTTCTATCGTCCCGTCAAGAAAAAAAACAATTTTTGTTGCAGATGATTCTATAATTTTTAAATCGTTAGTTATTGCGGCGAGTTCATCTGGATTCTCAAGAGAGTTTATAGTGTATTCTTCATCAAAAGATAATTCAATATCTTTTTGATGGTATGCTGCTTGATGACGCTTATTTATTAGAAAGGTTTTTAAATTCTCTCGCGCTTCTTGATATCTATTTCCATTAAAAGAATCAAAGTTAATAACAAGTGCAGTGATCAATGATAATAATATCACTGTCGCCAATACTATTTCTATAAGAGTAAACCCTTTAGATTTACCAGTCATTGGAACTTGGTAGTTGCTCTAATTCTTTTTCTCTTTCGATTGCTCGTTTAATTATCTTCTTTAAAGTGTGCAATGCTTCTTCATAAGTATCGCACTTTGCTTCAATATCATCAGTTATGTTTCCATAGTGTCGAACAAAGTATTTTGGCGATAAGCCATAAGACCAAACTGATTCTATATACCAGTGACAGTCACGATCTTTATGAATTCCCTCGCAGACAAGTTCGTTCCATTCTTCAGTTAATTTAAGTATATCTTTTTGTATATTATCAGTCATGAATATTTATGCGTCGAATGTTGATTTCTTCATATAGAAGAGTGCGGATAGCTTCAATGGCTTCATCTGCTGTTTTGAAATCGTGTCCAAATTTATGATAGCTTCGTAGTCTATCTTCAAAATGACAAATAGCAGAAAACATATCAATAGCTTGATTAGCTATTTCAAATCGTTTTTGATCTTCGGGCAAATTAAATTCTAATATAGCTTTCATATTCTTGAAAAGTTTTCGCTTAAACTTTTTCCTTTTAGATCTCTTTGTTTCACAGCTTCTTCAACAGAATCAAATGTTCCTAAATAATATCTTTTATTATTTATTTTAAACATACAATAAAACTTGTTATTTTTCTTATAAATATTTGAAAAACCACTTTTGTTTTGTCTTTTGTTTTTTCGATTCTGTAGATTTTCTGAAAAAGTTACAAGCCTTAAATTATCAGGATTATTATTATATTTATTTCCATCTATATGGTCAATAATCTTGTCGTCAAACTGTGTTGTATTATTATGTATTGCAAATATTATGTTGTGAACCCTAAATTTTTGATTATTGATTTCTACTTTATAATATTTATCTTTATTTCCAGCAACTTTGCCAGCAAATTGTGGATTCCAAGTTTTATAAATATTTTCAGATTTAAAATGTGATCTAGGTCTTTCTTTTTTCCATCTCAAATAAGAAGGGCTTGAAGGATCTATGATAAAACATTCATTCAAATACTCTATCGATGGTAATTCATTTATTTTCATACTTTAAAAGTTGTTCACCGATATATTTAGTATAAGCAGGTGGAATAGCTTCAGTCAACTCCCATCCTCGCTTAGGCCAATGCATATCCATCACCTTGCGCCAAACGTCAATAGAACCTTTGCGACGGCTCTTGCCGGTAACACTCATGTCGCGATAATCAATACCATTCTCTTCGGCATATTTTTTAGAATATCCACGTTTAGTGATATTTTTTAATGGCGCAACTGGAAAGTTGCATTCAAAATATCTTGCTCGTTCAATTGGCATACCAAACATATAACCAGTTAATCTAAACGGTTCTATGAGATATTCTTTTGCACCGGCAACATTTTCAATAATATAATACTTTTTAGTCTCAATAAGTGCTTGGCGAACTGGCTCAATTAGTTTTGGCGTGTCTTTGCCTTGAGAATAATGAACATAAATTGAATCAGGCTTGGTAGCTTTGCTGTATCCCTGACAAGGAGGTGATGCATGAATAACGTCAAATGAATTAAGAAAATCTTTATCTTTCAAGATTTCAATGACATCACCCTTAATAAATTTAAAAGGATAACTAGGCTGATCTTTAATATCAACTCCAGTTACTTCAAATCCCGCACGATGATAGCCCATGCTTGCACCGCCAGCGCAACAAAATAAATCAAGTAATTTCATATCGTTTCAAAACCAACTTATCGCATAGAAGGCATCAGGTCAAGAAAAACCCTCCAATTACGGAGGGTTTATTTTTTATTTACATTTTTTAAATCCAAGAAGAATCGCAGATTGAGTAGACAGCGTTTTATACCATCCATTCTTTTCGTATGTAGAACCTTTTCCGCCAGTGACTTCGCAAGTCTGAGAAGAAAGTTTTGAATACTTTTCAATCATAGCGTGGGTAACTTCATTTCCGCCACTTGAATAAAAACGAAGTCCTGCAAACTTTTCTTTAACTTGAAGTGCGACAACTTGTTCACAACCAGAATTATTAATTTCATGTTGTACGTCTTTGCAAAGATTAAAGATGATATCAAACCATCCATCGTCACATTCAAAATAAAAATCCTCTTTAAAAATAGAGGGAAATCTATTAACGAGTTTTTCAGTATTTTTATCAGTCATGATTTCTATCGTTTTGGTTTAAATCGAAAGGGCTATCGTCTTGTTCTTCAATTTCTCCGAGGCAATCTACACAAACAGAACAATAATTAAGATCTTCTAAGAAAGCGGTTTTTTTGCCGCAGTAATCGCAGTTCATTGATTTGCTAATTTAAAAATATCATCAAGAGTTTCTTTAACTCTAATACCATTATTATTCCAACGAGTAATAATTATACTATGCTTTTTACTCGGACTCGGCTCAATACTTACTACAGTATCAAGATTAAAAAGAATAGGAGTATAAGTCATGCTGTTGTCGTGATGCAAATCTAGTTGATTCAATTTTACAAAGTGTGCCATATAAATAAAAGCGGTTTTAAGGGTTACCGCAAACCTTTTGTCCTACTTAGTATCGACGGTTCTCAGGAGCGCGAAATACTTCTTGCTCTTTACTTGAATCACCTTCGACATAGTAAATTACGCCATTTACAGACTTAGCGCACTGCATAGCCCAATCATACGCTTGCTTCTTTCCTAGCGCAAGATTATAAGCTGACTGATACGCACCGTCCTTATCTCTAACGATATATCGTTTGTTCATTTTAGGAATTCTTGATTAGAATGTCGTGAATCAAATGACGAGTCTTATGGTCGAGGATTCGACCTGTCTCATCCTTCGGAAGATCAGTGACAACCTTATCAAAATTAAGCCCAAGAACGGAACTCATGCACTTAATCTTTCGGTAAATACCAATCTCCTTATACTTTAGAATTGACCACAATGTGTCAACTTGTTCTGGAGTTGCCTTAGTGATGGCATTCAACAAGACAACTGGCTCTGTAACTGTAGCTGTTTCACTCATGTTATAATATTACTGATCGTCAGACTTTTCACTGATTGTCACAATAGTTACAAGACTATTAGACAAAGCAATGTTGTCATCTTCATGAACGGTAAATCCTAGATCCAAACAAATATCCTTGATTTCTTGACAAGTGATATGCGTTCCCTTTAGGCGGGACTGAATGGACTTGAGGGTAGCAGGTGTTCCACCTTCAACGCGACCCTCAACGTAATTCTTAATGGCAAGAATAGTAGCATCACTATATTCATAGCCTTCGTTGATATTGCAACCACAACCGTCGAAACAATCATCACTGTCATCATCAACGCTGATTTCTTTATCAGTATTGTAATATGGCTCATTAAGCGGAGCTTCAGTTTCCTTAACACGCTCGAAAGGAACTTCGCCAATGACCTTATACTTAGAAACGCGAAGTTTCTGGAAGTTGCAATCAGTAGGTACGCTAACTGCATTGGAAGGATCAAACTCAACCATCATAAGATGACCGTCATTTGCAGCCCAATCCTTTGCATAATCATAGCTGCCGATATGCAAACCATGAGAACAATGATTATCCTTGTTATCATCAACACTATTGCGAGCCACTTCAACAGTCTCGCCAATCTTGTTCAAGATGCAGCCGTTTTCATTTACAGTGCCAGTAATAACAATTGTATCCTTATTACCACGCTTTGAATAATAATTAGCATCAACACCCTTATATCCAATAACATTGCCAGTCTCAGTCAATGGCAAAGTCTTATAAGAAAGAAAAGTGTACAACTGATCGACACTGTTCTTGCTAGGATTGAACATAAGCTTCTCAATAAAATTGAGAATAGGTTGAGCGTCCTTAGCTCCTGAGCGCAAAAACTCAAGCAGCTTATCAATTACGAAACCCTTCAACTCATGGTTGCCATAATAAACCTTCTCGGAAACAACTTTAATGCTGCCATGAGAGAAGTTTTCGATCTGCTTCTTAATATCCAGAAAACGAGGAATAGTATCGTATTCTGCATTGATTAGTGCATTTTTCAGTCCAGTATAATTGGGATTGTCGGTATTAAGCGTGTATGGCTTACCTTCCCAAATAACCGTGATTGCATTGCTAGTGACAATATATGCTGGCTTGTTCATAATATTTTTTACACCTTTATTCTTCGACTATGCTAACTCAAATTTCTGAAAAGTCAACAGAATTCTGTTGATTCATGAAGGAAATATATTCCTTAAATTTTACTTCATTTTTGATGCGATCACTATTGTACATGTCGGCATGAATTTCAAGCATTGGATAATTTTTATAAATTTCTTCGGTTGCTTGTTTTAGATATTTTCCGCAGATAGAAACTGGAGTTTCATTGTCGTGAGACATGTTAATTTTAAGAATTTCTAACGCATTCCGCCATTTTTTAATAAAATCTGCAAATTCAAGCGCACCTGCTTTCTTAAGATTTTCTGAACAAAATTTCAGCTTGTAATCGTATTGCTGATAAGTGATAATGTCTCCAATCATAGAAACGAAATCCATAATATTATACCCACCATCAGTCTTGCAAGAAATATATTCAAGAATCAACGACTTAACTTCATCAGAACAAGCATTCCATTTATCTTGGATATACTTAATAATATCAACGAAATCAGCGCGATTTTTAAATTTAACAGTTGCGGCTACATTATTTGATACTGCATAAATACCAACATTAAATAGCTTACCTACTTCACTAAAAAAGTAGCTATTAAGTTTATTCTTTTCCTGATGAAAATGTAAATAGTTATTAACTGGTTTGCCATTAGAAACAGGAAAATAAAGCTTAGTAATAGAACTATCATTAATTTCTTTAGCAAAAACACTTGAACACCGAAAATAACAACTCTCAACCTTATAAAAATAATTAGCAGTATATGAACTAGTAGAACCTTTTTTAGTAGAAGGAAGCTTTACTGGAGTCAATTCACTAAGATTACAGTAACCAGACTTGACAAGATCAAATCGATTAACCTCTTTAAACTTGTCAACACCATTAAGAGTAGCGGAACTAATGATTGATTGATCGTGAGCAACAACGACTACGTTTTTATATTTTTTAACTAATTCGTAAACGCGAGGAACGACCTTCGTATTGTCTGGCAAATCATGAAATACAATATAAGTATCTTTATCATTGCCAACAGTATAACATTTAGCAACAGCTACACGATCACCAGATACGCAATAATTCTTAGCATAAACAGGAATCCTGATCATTTCATCGTTCTCTTCGTAACTAGAACGATTGAAATTCCAAGTAATAATTTTATAACCCTTGAAAACAAATTGATTTTGAAGTTGATCAAAAACGTTACGGGGAAACGTCTGGCTAATGTCTTTATAGTAAGACATAGCATCACGCAAACAATCAAATTGCGCGATCTTATTCTTAATTGAATCCGTAAACTCTTTACAGAAAGATTGATAACGAGACTTCAAATAAGTCTTAGTAGTCTTGTTATACTCAAGTGTTTCGCGTGAGTGATGCAGCGAAACAGATCCAATATCAGCAATAAAAACAAGCTTATTAAGATACTTAGTCCATGCGTAATCATCGTCACTCTTGAAATCAACAAGTTCAGGATTGATAGGATAATAAATGCCGCCCATTACAATACCCTGCTCACCAACTGAATAATGATTATAACCATTAACAGATTTGCGAATTTGCCAATTAGTACCAGAAGCAACAATCTCAGGCTTTGCAATTTCAACTTGCAAATTCAAGAAGTGAGGCTGAACTTCAAAATTACTAAAGAATGAAGAAATTTCCTGATTGAACTTGTTGATATCGCCGCTCGAAACACCTACAGAAATACAAATACCATTTGCTTCCAAGGTAGGCTCACAAAATATCTCGTCAATCTTAGTGTCATTCTCTTCTGAGATATAAAGACTATAGATAGATTTAGTACCTTTATAATAAGAAGTAACAGTAAAACTATCTTTGTAAGAAAGAGGAGCGAAGCGTCCAATCCCATATCCGCCGATCAGAGAATTTGAATTTCGTTTTGTAGACTTACCAAATTTGCTATATAGATTAAAAATCTGATCGCGACTCAAACCAGCACCAAAATCACGAACAAAGAAAGTTTGGTCAAGAAAAGTTGGTGATTTAATTTGGATGGATTCAGTAGACAATCCAGATTCTTTATTAGCGTCAGCAGCGTTTGCGTAAACCTCGCGAATAGTAGCGAGTATAGTATTCGAATAATTATTCCGAAGAAGCGAGGAAATGTACCTCATATCTTCGGGATCAATCGAACAATTTACGGTGGGAAAATCGTGCGAGGTAGCAACGATTCGATCAGCAACAAGGATTTCCATACGCGAAGACTCTAGGCGATTTCGTGCATACTGTCAAGGGGTATTTTGTCGGATTTTGAAAGATTTTCGTGCGCCCAAAGCGGTTGCAAATTTTTATAATTAAAACATTTTAAACAGTCTTCTTTTTTTGATAGGTCGAAAGCCGCGCATGGAATTATATGGTCGATATGCCATTCGCCATGATTTTGCCAAGTCATACCTTCTTTGAATTGATTTTGTAAATGAGTTTTTAACTCTTCAATATTACATCCAAGGAATTCTATTGTCTTCTTTTTATTTTTATATTTATTTATTAAATGATTTTTTAAAGCTTGTCTTATTCTTCCACTAATAGTTATTCTCAATTTAAAATGAGCGTCAACTTTTTTTCTATTATTTTTATTTATATTACGTTTGTCTCTATTATTTTTTGCATATTCTGCATTTTGTTTTCTTATTCTTTCTGAATTTAATTTATAATGCTCTCTTTTTTGAGCGTTTATTTTATATCTATTTAATTCCCTATATTTATTTTGATGTTCTCTGGTTTCTTTATGGTTAGAAAGATAATATTCTTGTTTATTTTTCTTTAAGCAATTGTTACAAATTCTTCTATCTTTTCTAAATCCTATTAAATCTTCTGTAGCGTTACATGTTTTACATATTTTCATAAAAAATCCCCTTTCCGACACTACTCGAAAAAGGGACGATGCGTAAACGCACCTATTTAGCGATTGCCGCTAAAAATTGATTTTTCATCCTCCGATTTCTCGGGTAGTGTAGGATATACTATATAATACACTATTTATTGATTTATTCCAAATCGTCAAGGGGTTTTTCAAAAAAATCATCAAGGTATCCACTACTTAATTCAAGGTAAAAAATGACGCTGTTCTCGTCTTCAAATACTTTGACTTCACCAGCAATACTTTTAGCACACTTATAAAATATATCACTGCTATATTTATCCACGCTCTCTTCATCAGGAACTAATGCTCTTACTACGTCTAAAACAAGAACTCTCAAATAAAAATCATTATTATACTGAACTTTATCGTAAAAGTTTCTATCTACAACAATTGCAAATTTATGAGTCATGAAAGTGGAGCGGGTAGCGAGAATTGAACTCGCATTATCACTTTGGAAGAGTGAGACTTTACCATTAAGTTATACCCGCTTTTAAATTAAGGATTAACTACCTTCACTAAATTAACTACAGGTTTCAATCGCAATAAAGCTTTGCCACCATGCTTATCATCATGCTGAATAACAAAACATTGAATAAAAACATTCTCTCCAATAAATCTTACGTCTATTAATTGTATACTATGTTGCTTATTATCTTCTGTCTTTAATGTAGCAAGTGGGGGAGAATTGATATCTATATCTTTATACAAAGATTCAATATCTACTGTTTGCCCAATATAGTTTTCCAAGAACTTTCCACCATTATTGGTTCCATCTATATTGAGAATGAATTTCATAGATCTACTTCTTCAGTGATATTCATCTTAGGGTTATTTAGAACTTGGCGAAGAATCTCAATAATCAATAGATCTTGCTTTGCTTGAGGCTTAAAGTTAGCTTCATTCTTAAAAATTTCAGACAAATCTTCAAGATCTTTATCCCCGATTTTAACTGTAACGTGCTTCATGTATTAATAATACAATCAGCCACAAAGTTTTCAATTAGGAAAACGCTTAATGAAATGAACAAAAGCTTTATCTTTGCCTTTGACTTCGATCTCCCAAGTAACATCCAATCCCATATCAGGAGGAGGAACAGTGAGATTCTTGGCGTGATTACGCTTTGTATCTTTCTCTGCTTCAGACCAATGAAAAACAGGGGGAACATCCCAAGTTTGAAAAAACTTCATAAAGTTTTTCTCGAAAGGAATAATCGTACCATCAGCGATAATACTAGGATTTGCCGTATCGTGCAAGTTATCATAAGTCAAAGGAAAATGGAAACTATAAACCTGCCTCATGTAATTATGAAAATAATCATGAAGATTAAGACAGTTCCAAAATCCTTTGTCTTCGTTTTCGACGACTAGGCGATTGCGAACACCAATATCACACCGAAAGAAATTACGCACAAACTTGTCTACGAATTTCTGGGCAGATTCAAAGTTAGACAAACTAGGATGAATATTGATCGGGCATAGATGCGATTGCGGCATCTTCATTTGATCAAGCACCCAAGCATGAAAATTAAGTTCAGCAATAGATTTGTTGCAAATGTCATCTGAATCAGACCCGAGAACTACAAACTGATCAGGATGAATTGACATAGAAATATTAAGTTCGCGAGCAACGCGACCAATTTCCATCAACTTTTGTTCCAAAATATTCCAATACGGAAGCAAGTCTACTTGGATTTTTAGAGTAGGATCAGTAACAAGCGGAAACAGCTTGCATGACAAACGGTAATGCTTGATGCCAACCTCTTTGCAGTGTTTAAGCGTTTCAATGGTCACGGTCAAGTTATGGGAAATGCGTCGAGATAATTCTTGAATTGATTCGTCGCGACCTTTCTTCAAGAACTGAGTCCGAGTCATAGTCTTGAAGGCCAGATCAGGATTTTTATCACGCAAAAGTTCTGAAATACAAACGAGTCCTAATTTCATCGTGGTGACGATAGCAGGTTTTTGGAGGATGTCAAGGCACAAAAAAGCCCCCATTTCTGGGGGCTTCGCTTACTTACATCGGAATTCCATCGTCATCGGAATCAACGCTTGCTGGTTGAGGCGTTCGCTTTGGAGGGGCAGAAGCCTTAGCCTTCGGTGCAGGAGCGGCATCAACATTATCTTGTTCATTCGAAAGATAAATAATAAAGTCTGGAGACTTCTCATTATTCTTTGTCTTGTTAGAGAACATGATTACACGTTGCTTCACCTTATTTCCAATCTCGTCGGAAACAATGTATCCAGTACAATATGAACTCTTGCCATTGGCAGCAGCCTTCTTCCAAAGTGCGCCAACTTCACGATTCTTCCATTCTGATTGCTTATCTGTAGTATTACTCATATTTTTTATTGTGATGTATAACTAAAACGAACGAAGTGAACATTATTATTAATAGTAGCACTAATTTTAATTTTCATATTCGCAATTATTTACGCGAGATCACCTTAGCAGGTTTTTCGAGGCTGTCAAGAGGTTTTTCAAAAATTTCCAAGCTCGTCGATCATTTTCACCTCAAGGGTTAATCTATTTTTTAGTGCCATCAATTGTTTTAAATATTTAGTTCTTTGTTTATCATTTTTTGCATTTGTTATTTTATAAATAACTTTATCAACCTCTTTGTTAAAAAATGCAGCAGAATCTTCCATGATTTGTTTATGATTCAACATAGAGGGAATTTAAAAAATCTTGATCCTTTTTGTTCCAGTACAAGATCTTTTTGATATTCTTATTATCCATTTGAATGCAATTTATTCCATAAAATTTAAAGATTTCTTGGTATTTCAAATCGGGTTGCTGGTCTGAGCCTTTTAGATATTGCTGAATAAAATAAACGCTCTTTATTTTTGAGGCAGCGATTGTTTTGGCGCAATGAATGCATGGACTATAAACCATGCAAGCGTAATAAGCTTGTCGCGAAGAATATAAAATAGCATTAATTTCTGCATGATTAATTAAGCAAGACTTCGTTTCGCGATCTTTAAATATAGATTCTTTAGGTAAAAAACCGGGACCGAATCCATTGAATCCAGTAGAAACGGTTCTCCAATCTTCGTCAAATAAGGCAACGCCTACTTGAGTGTGTGGGTCTTCTGATCGGGATCTAGCTGATAAGGCTAGATAACAACCGTATTCAGGTTTACTTAGTCTCGGTGTGTTCGGGCTGAAACTCATAATACATTAATTCTGCGTCTCCTGCGGTCCATTTGTGAGCTAGACCTTCACAAGAAAATTCTTTTGAGAATGGTTTCCAAGTCTTTGATTCGGGTGGCAGTTTGCTTGAAATCCAAGCTCCACTATCTCTAAAAATTATTCTGTTGTTTGGTTGGGCGAACATTTGTCCTCCTTCACCCCAAAAAACATGAGCGCATTTATGTCCAGCAGCTATTTCAGAATAACCTAGATTATAATCTTCTGAATTGCACCAATCAATTGTGAACAAATACTTTCCAACGTGCATTTTTTTATCTTTCAAATAAATATATGCACTTCCATTTTTTAAATAATCAAATCTTTGAACTGTAAAATAATAACTGAAACTGTCCCATAGCTGAAGCCAGTCTAGTGTATATTTGGTGCTGGGTTGTTCACTATTGGAGAGATAATGAATAGGCACTCTAGCGAATTGTGCGCCGTATTCACTCATTACATTGAACATCAAACACCTTTTAGGGATAGAAACGACTGAAAATATTTCTACAGGAATAAATTTTTCAGATGTTCGCGGCATCTGATCGTGCAGAAAAGAAGTATCTAAATATCCTATTTGTACTGGTATATTTGTCGATAGATAGCTCACTATTCACCTTTTAAAAATGTTTCTTTCAATTCTGTAATAGCCTTTAACATACTATCAAGAGTAGCTATTCTATTTGCATAAAGATTTTCTGTCTTTATCTGTTCTTCTTTAATTAGCTTTTCTAACTCTTTGATTCTTTTTAAAGTTTTTACTGGTTTAGTTCTTTCGAATTCAGAGACGTTCATAGTTTTTTATATATAAAATATTTCTGCCATTCTTGTCTATTATTAATCGGCCTGTTTGGAAGAACAGGGATAGGCATTGGAACAGATTTTATATCGCGATTCTTGATATCAAAGAATGGATACATATCTTTCTTAATCTGATTACACCGCGCACAAGTGAGTGTGATGTTTTCAATTTCTTTGGTTCCACCTTTGGAGCGAGGGAAAATATGTTCGACTGTCATGTCCTTTTTGTCAAACTTTTCGTGACAAATTTGGCAAGTATTATCGAAGATCATGCATAATTTCTGCAAGCTTAGAGTGCGAGGCAGTCTTTTTCTCTTAGAATAAAAAGACGCTTTGATAACAGCAGTAGTTGGTAGAAACCAAATTCTATCTTTAGAAGTCAAGAACGGCTGATCTTCATGAAAATTGATTCCCTGATTAGAAAACCATTGAAGATTATTATCTATAAGATTCTCGCTTGCATCAAAGCATTTAATATTATTCTTTATCAAATGTAAGAATGTCGCCCTGCCTGTTAAAAAAGTATAAGGCATGAACGAAGAATCTAAAAGTAAAGTGGTTATTTGATTAGAATAACTCGACATTGTTCGACGATAACAGAAAAATATCGGATGTCAACAAAAAAACCGCCAACTTTCGTTGGCGGTATATTTGACTAAATATCGTTCACTATTAGAAGTTCCAGCGAACACCAGCGACAGCAACGATGTCGCCGCTAAACTCTTGCGAAGCGAACTTGTACTTTGAAGCTGAGAAGTTGTTGTCATACCAACCGACTTCAGCATAAGGCTGCAAGTGGTTGAAGAAAGTGCGAGATACGCCGATCTTTGCCGCGACAACATCATAATCAGTGAACTTACCATACTCTATTGCTGGAGTAACAGTGACCCATCCAAATACATCGGTTGGGCGTTCAACGCCAACGATATAACCAGATTGCTTTAGATTGAAATCATGTGAACCACGAATATAAGGAGTTAGATATGGATTGACCAAAGCAATCTTTGGGGCTAGTTCGATAGAATTACGACCACCAACAATTGAGCTTTGATGGCGTAGCAATTGTAGATCGCCACGAAGAGAAAACTTCTCGGTAATCTTTAGAGCCTTGCCTACACCTACATTCCAGTGAGATTCATCGATGCTGTTAGAATCAGGAAGAATAACACCACCGACATAACCATCTACGCCAAAATAAGTTGATCCAATATCAAAACCAGCGAAACCTTGTCCGCTAGTCTTGGCTAGACCATTTACGATGTAGTGGTTGTTGTAGCCAGCATTAATACTGGCGCGAACTGAAGACTCAGTATCCGCAGCAAAAACTGCGACTGAGGCTAGAATTGACACGATGAATAACTTAAATGATTTAATCATAGGTATATAATCTTACACAGATTCTGCGCCTTGTCAACAAGTTTTTTCAGAGTCTTCTAGCTCTCTAATATTTATTAATTTACCGACATATTTACCATCTTCTTGTCTGACTGCTATACATTTTGCACTGAAAGATCTATTTTTACTATCTACAATTATTATTTCGTGTTCAAAGTTTCTTTTATTTTCTATTGCTATTTGCCAGCTTTCATTTATTTCTGTTCTAGTATTTTCGCAAAGAGCATTGATCCAATTATTGTTTTCTAAATCTTTAAATAATCTATCAGTCAAACGTATCATTGCGCTATTCGCCCAAGTAAAATTTCCGTTTTCATCTGTTTCAAATATCGGTTCTTCTCTATTATCTAATATCCATCTTTGTCGATAAAGAATTGTTTTAGTGGATAATTGAAGATCATTCATTTGATCTTTCAAGCTTTTACCGCCATTTGGTTTTAGTTCTTTAGAAATGTGTGATATTTCATTTTTAAGAACCGCTATATCCGTAGTAATTGTTGTGAAAGGATGCAATTTTTTTAAAACATAAAACATATATCCGCAAAATGCTGTAATTACAACAATTGACGAGTTTATTTTATTTATAGTTTCAATAATTTCTTTTAGCGTATCCATAATTTAATATTATGATTTTACACCGTTTTCAACATTAGTAGAATCACTTTTTTTAACTCTTGAAGATGGAAAACTTTTATTTCCAAAATCAGAACTATATAAACTATATAATCTCATTACGACTCCATGTTTAACAATAACGTCGCCAAGATCTTCTACTAAAACATAATTAGGTCTATCATATTTAGCCATAACGTCAGAGCTAACTAATAAATGATTGCTTTCACCTGCATCCATAACTCTTTGAGCATAATTGATTCCATCGCCGCTTATATTTAAGTTACCGTTGATGTCTTCTAATGGACAAACATCGCCGCAGTGAACGCCCATTCTCATTTGTAGATCTTCTCTATTTTTTACAGCTTTTGCTACAGTAATGCCACAATTAATAGCATCTTCAAGATAAGTAAAGAATCCAAGAATCATGCCATCGCCTGTTGGTAAAACAATTAATTTTTCAAGAGCGTTGGCGGTTTTAAATTGGATGGTTGATTTGACTATTTCTCCTAAATCTTTAAATACTTTTCTTTGTTCATCAGTTGTTTTTTTACTGTATCCAACAATATCCATGAAAAATATATAGCCATCTTGTATTTTATCCAATTCAAGGCGACTAGATTTAACTTCAGCATCAATCGCCGCAACTTGATTTATTATTTTCTTAGGTGCTTTTGGTGCTTCAACTTTTTTAATCTCTTCGACTTTCTTTTCTTCGACTGGTTTGTTTTTGCTTTTTAAAAATTCTTTCCAACTAATGGTCTTTTTATCTTTTTTCTTTGGGTCTTTTGCGACTTCTTCTTCATGTATCTTTTTTAACTTAACTTCTTCTTCATTTCTTTTATCAATGTAAGCTTGCATTTGCTTTTTAAATTCTTCACTAATATGAATTGTAATGTCTTTGCCGCCACCTCCATTGTCGATTTTTTTCTTTCTTGCTGCTCCTTTTAATTGAAGCAGTGTTTGCATTTTAATGTTACCAGTTTTAAAAGCTAAATCTAAAGGAGCGATTTCACCTTTAAAGTCTGCACCATTAACATTAGCTCCTAGACAGATCAAAAATTCAACCATTTCAATATCATTAGCATTAACTGCATAATGAATTGGCATCCATCCATTTTTATCATCGCGACCATTTATACGGCCATCAATATCAAAATACTTTTGAACTCCTTCGAAGTCTCCCGTTTCAGCGCAAAAATGAATACTTGAGCCACCAGAAGACTTTGCTCCTGCTTTAGTTAGTATTCTTACTATTTCTCCTCTATTGCCTAAAGCTAATACGTCTATTGGATTATTCTTGCCTAAGAAGTCTTTAGCGTTAACATCTGCGCCTCTGAGTAATAAGTATTCTACAAGATGTTTTTGTCCGTAATGAACTGCATAATGCATAGCAGTCCAACCTTTTGCCGCATCTACTTCATTTAAAGTATTTCCTTTGTTCAACATTTCTTCAACAGAAACTATATCTCCATTTTTAGCAGCTAAATGAAAACTACTACCGCTTCCGTATTTTGCACCACGTTTTTGAAGAACATCAACAATAGATAAAAAACCTTTTTGTTCTGCAATATCAAGTGCTGTGTTTTTACTTGTCCAGTCTTTGCAGTTAACGTCAGCACCATGATTTAATAGTAATTCGACAATCTCTTTATTATTCTCTGATACGGCAGCTATGAGAGGGGGATTTCCAGTGTCCTCGTCTCTTTCATTTATATTTACCTTATCTTTTACTATGCAATTATAAACATTATCGTATAAATTGCGACGGATATGAGTAAAAATATTTATTGCCATTTTAGTCTTGCTTCTTAAATCTACTGAGATCTAAGTTAGCAAGTGGCTTTTCGATATTTAATGATGCTAGTCTTTCGTTTTGAACCACTAACTTGCTGCCGCCCAAAACCTTTCCGTCAACAACATCGTATATGAAGAATACGGTCTTTGTTAAACCTACTCTGACTATTCTTCCAGGCTTACCATCGACATACACAACGTCATCTTCTTTATAATCATTTCCTACAAACATAAACAAAGCAGCCGCAAACTTTTCAATACTAGACTTAAACATTAAAGCTATAAGTCCCACAATAAATAACCAAACATATTTACCAGTCAAATCTTGACCAGTTGATTCTAATACTTGTTGCGATATAATCTGAACATCGTTTGTATTCATATAATCAGTGTGACATAACTGATTACACTAAAATAAACCAAATAGATTTTTTTAATTCATCCGGTATTGATTAGTAATTTTCCGGTTATTTAGTCCACTTTTGTTCTTTTAAAATATCATCAATCAAATCTTTTTCTGGTTTATCCATTTCTTTATCAAATCTCTTTAATACTTCGGTTAATGGATATACTCTATCTGGAGATTCTTTTTGTTTTTCTTTAAGCTCTTGAATTACATCTACAATTTTAACAAGAGGAGATTTAAATTCATCGACCTTATCTTTTGTGGCAAAATTACACATTTCAAAAGCTTTGGGAGTTAAAGCCTTTAGAACTGAGATGATTGCCGATCCTAACATATTAAATATTGAAAATGCAGCACCAGCAGCAGGATGTACAGTTGCTAGAAGGCGAAGAATAACGAATACTACTACAAATACAATAATTGCAGTTAATGCGCTAAGTATAAACTTCTTTAACCCCCAAAATACTGCATTAAGACCAAACATTCCGCTCATTGAGTCTAACACAGCTTTATTTTGATCAGCTTCTTTGGCTACTTCTTTAGCTTTATCGGTTAGTTGCCAGAGTTGATCGTCGTATTTTTCATTTAATTCTGACTTTTCTTTTTGAAGTTTATTGATTATTTCATCTCGCTGGGATAATAATTCTTCGCCTTTTTTGCGTTCTTCAGCAACTTGAGAATTTAATAGATCTACGGTGGCTTTAATTCTTTTTATTTCATCAATATGAGGTGAGCCGACAATAGAAATCACTCTTTCATTAAGAGCTTTAGCCGTATCTACTTGAACGGGCGGATTTGAAACTTGATTTAAAGAATGTTGAATGCCGATTGAAAGCCCTGAGGTTTGAATTCTCTTGCCTTTATCGTTCTTTTCCATCTCTACTAAAGTAGTATCTACTTTTTTCTCTTCTTTAGCGATAACTTTTTGATTGTCATCAATTTGTTTCGCTGGTCTTATAGTAGAGAAGCACCCAGTAAATAAAAAAACCAATATTATTAATATTGGTAGTTTGGTTGTCATATCTGTTATTACACAGATAATGATAAAAAGAAATAATTAAAATTATCTGCTGATTTCTTCCCAATCTATAGAAGCGAATATATTTTGACTATTACTTCCAGCGGTAACAGCAAGAGTAAGTTCATAAGGCGTTGAAGTTAATCCATTTCTTTCTAATTGAAATGTAAAAAGAGCTTCTTTAAGGATATCAATTGATGGAGAACCTTGATTAGAAGAGTTTATAAATCCACTGGCAAGCACTCTTCCTCCAGTAAAAGAAGTTCCACTAATATTATATTCAACAGTACTGTCAGTGCCAGCACTTATCCAGCTACCGCCAGTAGTAGCACCAGAAGCAACTACTCGCCAACTATAATTTATACCATTACCTATACCCATCATTGAAAGCGCAGTTAAAATTACAATGCCGTCTAAAGCTGTGCTTTTTAATCTTACAGAAATCACTGGATAATAAGTTCCTGCAACTGCAAGGCTTGATGGAGTATTTATTGGAGTTGCTATTGCTTGTTGTAATCCACGAAGTTCATAACCGCCTTCTGAAATTACAGTTGAGCAAATTTGCTTAAGAGTGCTGGAGCTAGAAGTCGCAGCGGTATTTTTAATTTCATAACGAAGCGGCAAAGATGCTGTTGTAATATATGTTGAAGAAATTAAATTTGCATGGTTAAATATGTGACAAACAATAATTTGACCATTAATTATAAATCCAGTTCTAACAGAGCCGACACCCAGCCATTCAATATCCATCCAAAAAATTTGAGCTTTAGACGTATCTAAAGTTAAACCTGAAGGGCCAGTTCCATCTAACTTATCTCCATTCCAAGATGATTGCGATACTCTAGTTTCTGCTAGACCACCACTTACATAAGATCTTTCTACAAAATTTATAGTTGAATTATTAACTTCAAAATATATTCCATTATAATCGTTATAATATCCAACTCTTTGACGAAGACCAGTTTTTTTAGCTTGCATTACAAACGTATTCAAAACCAACAATGATTTTCCCGGTTGATAGGAAAATACTTTGGTAGTTTCTCTTATAACTTCAGAGTTTATAGAATTATCAACAGCCAAATCTACTAAACCTTGATTTGCATTAAAAGTGGCAGAAGCAGTTCCTGTAGTCGCTGTAGTCCAAAGACCGTTGTCTTTATATCTATGAGAGCTATCAAATAAAGTTAAAGGAGTAGAGACTCTTTGGCGACCAAAAATATCAAAAGCGGGATTTAAAATGCCGCCGCCAATAGTAAAATCAGTGTCTCTGGCAGGTCTATAGTATTGATTTATTGAATCATAAATCAAATTAGTATTGACATTCTGCGGAAACTGAACGGCGAAATTCTGGGCCATAAATATTTTTACACTTACTTTCTTCGATATACTGTATTTTCTTTAAGCACTTTATATTTCAAAAGCTTATTTCCTTCAGCAATTTTTACATATTGATCGTCATACAATAATACTAAATCATCTTTTTTAAAACTATCTCCAACTTTAACTAAAGAATACTTTTTAATTTCTTTGTCAGTGAGGGCCGTTACATTGATTGCTCTATGTATATTTGAAGAATTATCGCTCACTATTGGAGCCTTTCTTATTCTTCTTGTTTTTCTTACGACCCCAATCTATCAAATCATGATTGTCTTTATATTGTTTACTAAAACAATTTCTTGGTTTATCGCCTTTACCAGCACTCATATTGGTCTTTTAGTTGTATATTTGGCTTTAGATCGTTCATTATTGCAAGTCTTTCAGACTCTTTATAAAAGGTCCAATCTCTGATTTGTTGCCAAGTTCGACCGCAGCCTACACAATGATCGTTTATTAACTTGCATTTTCTAGTGCAGGGAGTTGATATTTTAACAGCAGTGTCCTCGTTTATTATCATTCAGAGGTTTATACACTGATTTTTGTTCGCGGTATTTATAAAGTTCAGCGTAAGCTTCTTGAACGTGCTTGTCTATATCTTTTACTAAATAAGGAATAGACTTATTAGAATCAACTGTTTTAATTGATTCTATTAGTTTAGATATAATGGATTGTACTTCTTGCATTATAAAATGGTTGTCCGAACAGGATTTGAACCTATACAAAGAGAGTCAAAGTCTCTTGTGCTACCATTACACCATCGGACAATTTAAATTGGCGGTGAGAGAAGGATTTGAACCTTCGGTACTCTTTTGGAGTACGGGGCTTTAGCAAAGCCCTGCATTAGACCACTCTGCCACCTCACCTTAATTTTTCTATCTCAAAACATCCGTAACCAGCTTGGTGTTCGAATGTTAGTAGTCCGCATCTTTTACTTCTTTTATTTGTGCAGACTCCGAAATCAACGTCTGCATCTCTATATTTCTGATTGTATAAAGGAATAAAATGCTTACAGCCACCGCTGCAATCGCTGTAATTATAATCAGGATCACTGTGGCGACGTATTTTTCCTCCATAGTCAGAATAATCTGTATCTAAAACTTTACAAAGATCTAATAATTTGAGATCCCGCTTCACTTCTTTTTTGACTTTTTAGAAGATTGAGTCGAAGTCCTTAGACCGTAATTCAAATCAATCCACGCAGTTTCTATCAATGCTTTGTCTTTCGTGAGCTTCATCTTTTCGCGCATATATTTCATAGTCCAGTTCTTCCACTTTTCATTATCTTCTGGAGTATAAGAATACTTTGTTAACCAGTTTGGAGTTTGGTTATCGCGGATATCTTCATATTTAAGATCTACATTGGCTATCTTAAATTGCTTATCTATGATTTTTTTTATGTGCTTGTCGTTCATTTTCCTGTTGATCCAAAGCCGCCAGCTTGTCTCAATGTATTATCTAAATTATCTACATTATTTAAAGTGGCGATATAACAAGCTTCAAAAATAATCTGAGCGATTCGATCACCTTTCTTAACAGTGAAATCGATATTCTTATCTGTATTATAAAGAATAACTCCAATATCTCCACGATAATCAGAATCAATTACTCCAGCCAAAACATCAATACCGTTTTTATAAGCTAGACCGGAACGCGGAGCAATTCGTCCATAATAACCGGGAGTAATTTCCATTGAGACATTGGTTTTGATCAGCTTGCGAGTTCCGCAAACTACGACCGCATCTTCTGCTGCGTATAAATCATATCCAGCAGCAAAGCTTGTTCCTTGAGTAGGAATAGTTGCGTTTTCTGAAAGCTTCTTTACGTTAATTTGTAAAATTTCTCTATACATAATTATCACTTATCTTTTAGAATTGACATCAAAATTCTAGCTTCTTTTGCTGGAATATCATTGTATGAAGTCCATACTTTAGCTTCAGCGTTCTTATAAACACCAAGTTTCCAAGCATTGCGAAGATAATCTTGAAATTCTTCAAAAGAATTAATGCTAGAATTCTTAGCAGTCTTCTCTAGCATTCCTTGTGAAGAAGGAAGCGCGACTTCATTATCTTCTTCGAATACAGAAGGAGTGCCTTTCTTAGAAGCGTCGATTTCGTCGCTACCTACAATGTGTACGCCTAAAAAGTTTCTTACAGCCCTAACGAATGCGCGATTAGCTGCAATCGTTTCCAAAAATTTGACAGCAAAGTCCGAAGTATTATTGACTGTAGCGTTTGCGATATCTTCGTAATAACTTTCATATTCTGATTCGTAGTTTGGAATCCAAGTTATGCCACACTTAATGCTGACGTAAGATGGTTCACACTTAATAACGTCATACTTTACGCTTGTGTATCCTCGGAGCTTGGCAAGCTCTTTAATGCCAGCAAGCTTGATAAGAAGCTGATTATCAGCAAGACCTTCAATGGAAGTGGGCATCTGCTGTTTACGCAATTCAAACCAACCTCTATTAGGGAATAGATGTTCTGTTTTAACCATTGCTCGCCAGTTGATTGAGCCGTCTTCATTTTTTTTGTAGTCTATACCTTCAATTAAGCCCCAAGCATTACGCGACTGAGGCACCAGATTTTGATTCTTCTTCTCGCTCATTGTAAATTTTAAAGAATTCTAGTTCTTGTTCGAATTCTTTTGAGAGAATAACTGTTTCTTCTGAATTGTCAAGGTGTTTGTTCGAAAGATAGTTGGCTTTGCATGAAAACTGTTTGCCTTTAGAAATTAAAATTTTGGAGCTAATGAACTTAGATTTTTCAGAAATGTTTTGTAGTTTTTCTAAAGCTCCATCATTTTCGAAATCTTTATTTACTTCCCAGTCTAAGAATTTAAATCTGTATTCTTCTAGTTTGTCTTTATCGTCGCAAAAGATTTTTAATTTAAGACCGATAGCCTTGCAATGCTTTAAAAATTTTTCTGAAATATTTGGAGAAAGCATTATCGTCATCAAGATTATATTATTTCTAAATGGAGCGATCATGTTAACATTGATATCTTTATCGGTAATTATGTTAACTTTTCTATTGGTTAGCCAATAGTTGAAGACAGATGCATTTAGATTTTTTACATAATCAAGTCTTAAATTGATGGATCTGTCCTTCATAAAATCTTCTGAAGATATAAAGTCAGGAACTATTTCTACAACTTTTTGATGAAAACTTCTGCCCAAATTAACTAATTCAAAACGATGCAGATCATTTTCTATACCAAGACTGTCTAAAATATTTTTGGCAATAACGTATGGGCTAATAAAATTTATGGTTTTGGGAGACTCTTTTAAATGACCATAAGAGGGAAGATTACCGTCTCTATTGGATTCTAAAATAATTTGCGAGCTTTGGTTCCAAATTGGTCTGGTATTTTTAGGATTAAATAAAGAATACAAACCTATAGACTTCGTATTAAATACTGAAGCGATATGCAAAGAATAATTTTCATTCGAAATCAAAAGTCTAGCTTTTGATATGAGATAGTTTTCTTGCTTTTTATTTATTGTTATAAAGCATTTATTACATTGTAGCTTAGGGCTTTTATCCGTGGCGAATTGAAATACTTCTATATTTGAATCTTTAAGATATGGTTTAATTAAATCAAGAACATCTGCAAAATAATCATACTCGCCGTTCGTATTTTTGCAACGAGTGTCTATGATGATATAATTATCGCTTTTCAGCGGAATAAAATATCTATCAAGATAAGGCTGCGAAATTTTTACTCCGCAATCTAATGCCATTTTTTCAGTTAGATTCATAAATATTATATTGCAGAATATCTTCTGAGTTTCGAAAGTAATTATTATGTATGGAAAGATGAGGAGCATAAACTATGTCAAAGTATTTAGTGTTTGGTCCTTTACCTTCGAAAAACAATGGATCGTCCATTTTGCTGAAGTAATTTAATACTTTCTTGATATCTGGATGTGAATTTACTAAATCAAAGTTTTCAGACTTGGTAAAGAAATAAATATCATGTTGTGGATATAGTTTCTTTATTGAAGATATCAATGATGTGGCGATAATAACTTCTTCTGCGCCTTCTGGTTGTATAAACGCTATCTTTTTGGTGCTATCGCTTTCTTTTAACGATTCTAACATTTCAGAAAGAAATGTATTTTGATTTTCGTTTAACGCTGTTTTCCTGAAATACGCTAACACATCTGATCTTTTAAGATCATTGCTAAGTCTTTGTATCCAATGAGTAACTCCAGCAGGATCTTTCTTCATCAAAATATTATCATATAGCGATTCAACCCATTCTTTATCATTTAAATTAGAATCAACATCGTAGAATGGATTGCATTTGGTCTTTTTATTTTCGAAGTTGTAGTTAACTGAAGGCAAGCTATCAAAAAGTTCTTCAAAATATTTGCCGACAACTTCAATGCTATAATTATCTATAACAAATTGACGAGCTTTTTGACCTATTTGTTTTTTGTCTTCATTAGATAAATTGAAAACATATTGTAGCTGAGATAAAATACTCGTTGGTAAAGTGGAAGCTTTGATGAATTGTGTTCCAGGTTCTCTGTATTCAGCCCATTCAAGAGGCAAGCCGCCACTAGCTTCTGTAGAACAATCTTCACCGCAACTATAATTAGTAACCAACGTTATTAGTTCTGTAAGTTTAGCTTCTTGAATTGGAATCTCCTGCCCACCAGAAGTAAATGGATGACAATACACATCCATGAGATTATAAATCTCATTGAGTTGCTGTTCATTTACTCCATTTTTTACATTTGTAGTTTCGCAGCTATTTTGTGCGCGACAAAAATCACAATGAGCGATATGAGTGGAGAACGGTTTCACCGCATAAGCATTGCAATTTTTACAAACATAAGTGGTCAATATATTTTTTGTGCTGATGTCTTTTTCTTTTAAAAGTTTTAAGATATCCCAACCTTCATTCCAAGAAGTATGTAAAAGAAGTTTCGCATTTGCTTGTGGATTTGCGGCGCAAAACATTTTAAAACCATCAAGTAAATTAGGCACTGACTTTCTTAGTTGATTTCTAAAAACAAATCCAATAATGAATTCATCATTTAGTTTGAAACGAGTGCGAATTTTCTTTCTGTCTTCATCAAGCAATCGATAAAAAGAATTTGTATCTAGTGTTCCATGTACTGTTTTTACATGAGTATGTCCAAGCTTGTGCATAGCTTTTTCAGCAAATGATGCCCAAACTAAATAATGATTAACTTTTGGCGCAATAGAAACTGCGTCAGGAAGTATAGGAAGACTATCAAGAGTGGTGTGAATAATGCAGTGAACTTTATTCCACCACTCTTTGTCTTGAAAACCATTGAAAGCCCAAACGTCTTCTATTCCTAAGTAAATATCGGGTTTTAATTCTTGTATTGCATGATCAATCATTTCTGCGCCATAACCTGCACCATGTTTACGTCTTTCATCAATAGCAATTTCTTTAATAATCTCTGGATCTTCTGGTAACATACCATAAGATTTCCAAGGTACAAATTGTACTTGTTCTGATTCCCAAGTAAATCCATTGCTTAATTCTATAAGATCGTATTTTCCAGTCTTATATAAATATGACAATAAATTCTTTTTATGTTTACCGAAACCAGTAAACATCTTGCAAAAATTACTATGAATTAAAACCCGTTTCTTAGACATTAGAAGTCCATTTCTTCTGTATCTGCGGCAACTGGTTCTGCCTTCTTAGGCTTTGGAGCGGCTTCTTGAGGCACTGCTTCTCGCTTTGCTGGTGCGGCTTGTTCTGACTTCGGTGGTAGCTTTCGTGAGTCATCAAGTAGAGAATAGAACTTATTAATAAAAGAAATAAGCCTAACAGCCTCTCCCGGCTCTAGCGGAACCTTGAAAGTGTCCGCTCCATTTCGAATGAAAGACAATCCAAAAGCGGTATACTTGACAGCGTAATCTCCAGTACCCTTTGTCTTCTCGTATGGCGCGAGCTTGATTTGGGTCTTGTTGGATTCGCTAGAATGGAACGCTGAATAAGAAGTCTTTTGCTGAAACGCGTTAATCATTTCACCAAGTTCAAACTCATTGAACTTGATAGCAATAGTCTTTGATGGATTATTACGACTCTCCGCGAATGAGCCTGTCTTGGTCTGATCGTTCCAAGAATGTTGAGCAATACAGTTTACATAAAACTGCGGCTCACTGTTTGGCTTTTGTGAGATTTGGAAGCTGATAGCGCAACCCTGATTCTTAGGGTTTGGCTTATAGATCTGAAGATTCATATATCGCAGGATAATAAGGTTATCCTGCGATATTTCTAATGAAATTACTCGAAATAATAGAATAAACTTCTAGCTGTTCCACTAACAACTGGACTAGAAATTTTAATAGGAATAGTAGGATTTAAACTTTGATTAGCGCCTACTGTTATAGTGCCAAAATCTCCACTAAAAGAAGCTAATGCCGATACGATATAAATATCTTTATCGCTAGTTGGGGTAACAGTTGTGCCAGTATTAAAATAACAAAATGGAATGTCTTGATTATTAGCCATATATTTTATTACACTTATTGACTAGCTTTTAGAAGAGCTTCTAGTTTACCATTTGGAGTTGTAATACCACCAATAGCCGTAAAGATAGAAAGTCCTTCTTTAACTCCCTTATAAACACCTTGATGAACGGTGCTATTGGTCTTCAAGGTTCTATTCAATTGATTGAAAGCGTTGTCTAAATATTCTTGAGGAATATTGTCTAACGTTCTTTCATCACAAATCGCCACAGCAGCAGCGGTGCTACCAGTAGAAAGATCAAGCTCGCCGCAAAGAACATTTCTCTTGAGATTTTCGCGAACTGCTTTGCTGATTTCGGCTTCGCTACTATGATTAGTAATGTTAGCTGCACCAAAAACCATAATACCAGAATCGAGAACAGTTCTGAAATCATTTGTATCGAATGTACTATATTGACTATTCTTAGTAATGATGTTATTAAACAAGTGAAATAAAGAACAAATATTAGCATTTGCTACTTGCCAGAACTTGTTTACAGAAAGTTTTGGATAAAGCGTATTGATTCTTTCGTTATCAAGAATAATAAGAGGAGAAACAATCTTCTGTTCTACTAACTCACAAGCTTCCTTGAGTGTTTCATAAGCATTCTGACTGACTTTCTTGCCTTCAGAAAGCTTTGGTAGAGCGAGAATTAAGCCAACATAAGGAGAAGTGGCTTTCACTGTTGTCTGATATTCTTTTACGGTTTTTACTAGTTCGGCGCAAACACCTGCGCCAGTTCCGCCACCAGCACCAACTGTAACGAAAATACGATCAATATCTGTTCCGACAGAAGACTTGATAAAATCTACTACATCTTCTTTACTATTTAAGAAAGCTTGTTTAGCGAATTCTCTATTCTTACCAGCACCTTGTTGTTCTCCAAACTTCATTTTGTTTGGCACGTTTATGGTAGCTAGATCTTGATCGGCTGTATTAATAACACCAACTCTAGCATATCCAATCTGAGAAAATGTTTCAGCTAGTTTTCCACCGCCTTGACCAGCACCAATAAATCCAAACTTAAAACCTACAGCATCTTTATCTTTTGGTTCTGGCTTTTCACTTTGAGGAGGCTCAGGAATATCTGGCATCGCAAAATCAAATGTGTCATTAGAAGATGGAGGGTTAGGGTTCACACCGTAAATAGGATTATGCTCATTCATATATTATAGAAGATTTAAACTGTCACCTTTGCGAACGTCATCCCAGCTAGTTTCTCCTTTTGCCTTATGGCGAATCTTATATTGAGAATAACAAACAGCAGCGCGTTGCTTTTGATCTTTAAAATCTTTATTCATCATATCGTCACCCATGCAGCGGCTAACGAATTCTTGTTCTGTTTCTTTCTTACTAGGTTTTGGGAGCGGCATATAAATTATATTACACAAATATTGTTGTCTTTAATAGAAATTTCTAGATTTAGTTTCTTGTCTGAATCTAGCATCTTTTCCGCTACTTGTGTTTGAAGTTCGCGTTGAATAGTTTTGATAACCTGTCTTGCGCCAAAGTTGTTAAATTGAATTTTATTAAATATAAAATCAGTTACTTCTGATGAATATTTTATAATCACATTTCTTTCTATCAAATCTGATTTAAAAGATTGCAGTTCTTTATCGATGATAAGTTTGATCTGTTCTTGCTCTAAAGAATCGAAAATAATTATTTCATCAATGCGATTCAATAAATCAGGAGGAAAATGTTTCTTGATAGAAGATAAAACGTCTGATTTGCCAGCCTTTTGCTTTCCAAAACCAATCGAAGAATGATTAACTACTTCTGCTCCGACATTCGTAGTCATAACAATCATTGTGTTTGAAAAGTCAACGGTCTTACCAGAAGAATCGGTTATCTTGCCTTCTTCAAGTATTTGTAACAAAGAATACAAAACGTCTTCATCAGCTTTTTGTATTTCATCAAATAGAATTAAAGAGTATGGATTTTTTCTAACCTTTTCAGTTAATACTCCACCTTTATCAAATCCAATATAACCGGGACTAGATCCAACTAGTTTATTTACGGCGGTCTTGTCTGTGTATTCAGACATATCAATTGTTATAAAATTGTTCTTATTAATGAATAATGTTTCAGCAATTATCTTTGCAGTCATTGTCTTGCCAACACCCGTTGGTCCAGCATAAAGCATTGAACAAATGGGTTTATTTGGATTGCGGAAACCAGCTTTCGCTCTGATTAAAGATTTATATATATGTTCAATTTGATTATCTTGACCAAATACTTGTTCTTTTAGCTTAATTTTAAGCAATTTAACTTTATCAAAGTCTTGTAATTCCAAATCATCAATTGGAATATTAGTTTTATCAGAGACGACTTCTAAAATATCGGTGTTTGTGACTTGATATCTATTATTACGCCAATTAGTAATCATCTTTTTTGTAGACTCTTCATACTCAACCAATAGCTCTTCTAAAGAAGAAATCTTTTTCTTCTCTATTGTTTGCTTATTAGAATCTACAAATTTACTGAGTTTCTTTTCTATCTTAAGCATTTCAGGAGACTTTACAAAGTTCTTTAATTTAACTTTAGCTCCTACTTGATCAATAATGTCTAAAGCTTTGTCAGGAAATCTTCCTTCAATATACTTTTCAGCACTATTAATAATAAAATGAATAACATCATCAGAGAAATCTATTACATGAAAATTTTCATATCCGCCTTTAATATTCTTGATTAGATTGAAGGTTTGTTCTTTTGTGGGTTCTTCAATTTTAATAATCTGAAAACGCCTAGATAAAGCTGGGTCATCAGATATAGTCTTCTTGTATTCGTCAAAAGTGGTAGCACCAATGCAGCTAATTTCTCCTCTGGCTAAATAAGGCTTTAGAATATTAGCAACATCGTTGCCATTTTCTGGATTTCCAGCACCAATGATCGTGTGAATTTCATCGATAAATAAAACTATATACGGATCATCTGTAATTTCTTTTAATAGATTCTTAATTTTTTCTTCAAACTCACCACGGAATTTGCAACCAGCAATCATCATTGGAATATCTAAGCTGTAAATCTGCTTTAAACTAAGCAAATCAGAAGCTTCACCTTTAACGATGGCTTGAGCCAATGATTCAACTAGTGCAGTTTTACCAACACCGGCTTCACCTACAATAAGTGGATTATTTTTATTTTTACGACAAAGGACTTCTGAGATCTTTTGAATTAATTCTTTATTAAGATGCAGATTATTTATCTTACCATTAACAACTTGTATATTAAGATTATTAGCGTAAGTATTTAAAACTTTATACTTCTTTATATCAAAAGTTTGTTTCGCTTCATTAGGAATGTTTGTTTCCTCCTCAACGCTTGGCAACATATCATCATCTTCTAGTTTTTGCTCAACATAGTCCACGACTTTAACAAAATCATAATTATAATCAATCAAGTAAAGTTCAAAAGTCTGATTAGGAACTTCAAACAAACTTAAAAATACATGTTCTAATCCGATGTATTTATGATCGAATTTAGAAGATATAGTTTTGGCGCATTTAAAAACATTAGTTACACCTTCAGATAATAAAGGCTTTAACGTAGCTTTCTTTTGTGCTGGAACATTAGCTTTTAGAAATGCTATGGCACTATTCTTTATCTTTAAAGAATCTATACCGAAATTTCCAAATGCTTCTTCTATCTGACTTTGCTTAAGATTCAAAAAGCTTATAAACAAATGAAGATGCGTGATCTCTGTGTGTTTGAGATCTACAGCTATTTTATAAGCTTCTTTGATTAGCTTTTGCGCTCTTGGTGTTAAATTTAAATTTTTCATTCTATGTCAGATAACTTCATGTAGATCTTGTCGTCCAAGATTCCGATGTTCTCTATCCATAGCACATCGTCACCCTTTCTGCCAGTGAAAACTACAATACTTTCCTTATCTGGAATTTTAAGACCGTCTTCAAGATACTCTGTTAATCTTTGGTGTTTTCCACCATCTAAAAACATCGCACTTACGCTGCCAACTTCATCTTTCAATTGGAATCTATAGAATGTAGAATTAGACTTTTTAGTTTTGCCCTTATAAACATCATCTATCACTCCAACCATCTTTACTCTGTCTTCTTTAAAAGCAGATTGAAATTCCATTGTATCTGTAAACGTACACTCAGATTGCTGAAAAATAGTCTTTAGTCGAATAGTTGGAGTGTAACCTAAGAGCCTATTTTCAAAGACCCAATTAGCAAACTTCTCATGATTCTTGTTTTGCTCGTAGATCTTTTTATACTCATCGTACTTTTTTCTGAATGTTATTTTACGCTTTTCATTCATGAATGGTTTACCATTCTCATTAAGAGATTGTGCTTTAAAAGCGCATTCACTTACAATAGTTAAAATATCGTAATCATATTTAGGCCCAACACTGCAAGCGAATTTCTTTTCTTTATCAGTTAAGATGTTGAAAGTTTGAGCTTCAAGAACTAAGCGTGATCTTCTATGAGTATATGAACTTAGAGTTCCAGCTTGAATCAAAGAAGAAAGTAGACCAATATTAATACCAGCTTGTTTAGCGGCGATAAAAATATCGAACTTTGTTGGAGTGTTTGTCTCTCTAAAGCTTTGAAGAGCTTGCAACGTCTTTTCAGAAACACCCTTAATAGAGTTCAATCCAAAACGAATATTTCCATCTTCAATCTTAAAATCTAATGCAGACTTTGCTAGATCAGGAGGTAGAAGTTTGATATCAAAATATACTAGCTCTTTTGAAATCTTGTTAATTTCTTGATGTGAATCAGGCTCATATTTAGACAACTGAAGCAATGCCAAGAAAAATTCATGTGGATACTTGAATTTTAGATAAGCAGTCCATGCAGCCAAAATAGCATAAGAGATAGAGTGAGATTTATTAAACGAATAGTTCGCTGAGTCTTCAGCTACTTTCCACAATACATCGCCAATCGCAGGATCAAGATTCTGTTCGGATACTTTCTGACGAATCTTTCCTTGCCATGCTGGCATTTGATCCACCTTCTTTTTACCAACGATACGTCGCAACTGCTCTGACTCATCAAGAGTGAATCCCAAACGCACAGCCATCTTCATCAACTGCTCTTGATAAAGAGGAATGCCACCAGTATATGAAAGCTCTTCTTTAAAGAAATCGTGAACAAGCTGGAATACTCCTGAAGCTGAATATGTAGCATACTGATCAGCGAAATCCAATGCGCCGGGACGAGCAATAGCAACTACCGCACTAAGCTGTTCAAGAGACTTGGGCTTAACTTTACGGCATACCTTGAAGTTGGTTTCCGCTTCAATTTGGAATAGACCTTGTGGAGTACGAAGATTCTGAAAGCTTTCATAAATGAAAGGATCTTCTGGATCAATAGAAGTCATTTCAATATTCAGTCTCTTGCAAACTTCGCTGACTACAGTCAAAGTTCTCAAGCCAAGAACATCGAACTTAACCATTAGTTCGGCTACATAATTCATATCATAGCCGCTAACTAAATCACCATCAGAAGTCTTTTGAACTGGGCAAACTTCTTCGATCTTATAATAAGAAATAGCAATACCAGAAGGATGAACACCAGTATTCTTATTCAACCCTTCAATCTTCTTAGCTATTTCAAATACGAATTTATTTTGATCAACCCAAGCTTTAAATTTATCATTAGCTTTATACGCTTCTTCTAAATCAAAAACCCGTCCAAACAGTTTGGGAATATTGTCGCTAACTTCATTTACGTCTGTTTCTGATAAAGCACCAACAATCTTTCCGCACTCTTTAATACAAAGCTTACTAGAAAGAGTATTGAGAGTTAAGATCTTCGATGTTTTGCCTAGATGTTTCTGCTCAATATACTTAATCACTTCTGCGCGTCTATCATAGCTAATATCGTTATCTACGTCAGGAAGAAGTGAACCATCAAGATAGGTAATATCATCTTTGATAATCTTCTTAGCGCGAGAACGGCTAACGAAACGCTCAAAGAATAGTTCATATTTTATGGGATCAACTTTCGTAACACCCACGATAAACAAAACCAAAGAACCCGCAGCACTACCACGACCAGCACCAGTTGGAATATTATTTTCATGGCAGTAATTAAGAATATCCCAGTTGAGAAGTACATAATCAACGAAATCAAGCTCTCTGAAGATTTCCAGTTCCATCTCCATACGCTCAACATATTGATTATTGTTTAATCCTAAATTATTTAAACTCCTATAACAAAGTGTCTTAAGGAATGTAAAATTATCGGAAGAAATAGGAATCTTCAGTAAATCATAATATTTACCTTCAATAGAGATTTGAGGCAAGCGAACGCCGGGAAGCATGGCGTTATCATAAGTTTTAATGTCTTGTAAAAAATTCATATTTCAATTTGCCAAAGCTGCTTCTGAAAAATCTTAAAATTCATCTGAACGTCGTACATGGAATTGTGAAGCATATTCTCATCGAAGTCAATCTTATATTCTTTCAATTGAGTTTTAATGCTCGTCTTCAATCCCTTTTCGCGGAAGTCGTTTAGTCTATACTGCCAAAAAGTAAAATCAGAATCTCTTTGAGGTTTGAGATTCTTTTTAATAGCTTTAGCCATACAGTTTGTATCTATTATTCTCTTAACATAAGAGAAGTCGCTTTTCTTGCCCATTAGTCTTCTGTATGTATTATGAATATACACATCAAAGCCCAATAGATTTTGTCCAATAATCAGATAATCATCATTATAAATATAATCTTCAAAAGCCTCCAGAACTTCTTTTGGATCGGCGGCTAATGAATGATATTTACGCTCATCAAAATGAGTAACAAGCTTTGCGCCTTCTGAAAGCTTCAGATCAGGCCAATAGATATGATTGTCTACTTCTTTGATTATATTGCTACCTTTAGCAATAAGATAGCTTAATTGCCAAGGCTTGTTACTGTCATCAAGCAGATTTAGATGACAGGTTTCAAAATCGAAACAAATATACTTTTGTTCTTTATTAAATCGTAGCATTTTCTTCCTTCCAAGCTTCGAAACTAAATTTGTCGCTGCAAAAATGAGGCAACTCTGGTTTTTCTAGTGAACGGTCTTTGCCGAAAGATCGATTACAAATTATCTTGTATGCCATAAAAGCTTTGACATCGGATTTCTTATTGTAATAAATACTGCGAACTTTAACCATTGGCATATCATTATTAATAGAGAATTCTTTTACCTTCTCTTGAAGTATATAATCTAAAGCTAAAGCATTGTCTTCGTAAAACAAAGTAGCTTTAGTGAAAGAAAGATCAGGAACAGCGTTTCCAAAAGATAGATTATTTATGTAAATAAATGAATCATAAAATGGAATAGCGAGCTTGAGAGACGTTTCATTCCACAACTCCTTCAAGTCGCTATAACTTAGAAAGCCAGAATTGGTGCAAAAGGCTTTTGAATAGATTTTATTGAGCAGCTTGCACCCAATATCATCTTTAGCAAAGATAATTACTTTATGTTGACTGCCTTCGTCTTCTGGAAGAGCAGAGTTTCTCATTGAAAGTCTTAGGCCAAATATTAATTGAATACCCATTTCTTTGCTGCGCTTGTACGCTTCAAAGAATCCAATCAACGAGTCTTCGACTAATATAATCTGTTTAAGACCGTTGTCTTTCGCGATCTTAAATACACTATCAGATCCTCCTTCAGTGACCTTCTTTGGATCATCTAAAGTCAGTATAGATTTTCCTATACTGAAATGAGATTTAAACAATGGTAGCATGTCGCCCAAATTCTAGCGAAGAACTAGAATTTGTCAAGATCGAAAGCGTCAAAATCGTCAGGAGTTTCAACAGGTTTAAAACATGGGCATCCATCGTACTTACTTTTTATTAATTTTTCTCCTTCTTGAAGTTTAATTTTCTGCAATTCTTTTTTAGTAAATGCTGATTTTTTTACTTTACCATCTTTATCTACAATTGCAAAATAATCAAATCCAAATTTATAAGTACAGTACCACATTGGAGTGCCGTCTTTTTTAATTTGATTAGGTTGTTTAGCAAAGCCACATAGAAGTTTTCCAGCAAAACTACCATCTTTGGGCATTCCTTGCTTTGCCGCCATGTTAGATATAGCGGTTTTATCTGTAAAAGAATCAGCGTATTTTTGATAGCCAGTAAGTTCATGCTCAAAGCCAAGAAGCTCATATTTATCTTTGGCTTGCATGGGCATAACTCCATCAGCATTTAAATCTTGTTTTAAGAACAAGAATTCCATTTTAATATCTTTAAGATGGGGATATAACTTTCTAATAGCAAGAGTGTACATATAATCTTGCAGATTATCGGTTACTTCTTTACCTTCGTATTTCTTTTTATTTGTTTTAAAATCTCTAATTAATACGACTCCATGATTACCATAAATAAAGAGCCTGTCAATAAAACCCTTGATCTTGTAATTAACATCTTCTTCTTGGACGGTAATCTCAAAATCTTTTTCTGAAATCACTTCTGTTGGTTCACCAAATTTCTTGCCAAAAAAGTCATACATCAATCCTTTTAAAGCCATTGAACAAATATCTTGTAGATTCTCTTGTTCGTTAAGATTCTTTCGCTTGATGTGTTTATAAACCATCTTCTTAATCGCTTTTGAAGCAAAGATGTTTTGTTTTTTTACAATGATGTCATAATGTTTTTTATGACGAGGCAGAGCGAGGCACTCAAGAATGATGTGAACAGTATCGCCAATTAAAGCTCCAGAATTAGTTTTGTCTGGCAACTTTAAAACATACTTGCACCAATACTGCCATGAGCAGGATTTTAGCGTCTTGATTTTACTAGCTGATAATGTTTCCTTCAAAGCTTCAAACTTTCTAAATAATCTTTAAGAATAGAAATGGTTTTCTTATCCTTATCGTTATTATATACATAATCAAGAATGTATTCTACTTGAGTTATTCTATCTCTTTTCTTATTCTGCCATCGTTCCATTGTAATACCTTTCTCTAGCATTTCGCCAAAGTCTTTACAAATAGGAAGCTTAATTTTAACTTTATCAATATCAATATACTTAATAAGCTTTAAGAATATTTTAATGGCAGCTTGAAGTCCACGATTATCAGTCTTATCTGCATCGTTGTTGGTGGAAATAACAACCTCATCTATGGACAATGACATTAGATAAGACAATTGTTTAGAACTTATCTCCAAGCCGAAAACTACTAGATGATTATAATATCCCTGCTGAGATAAAGCCAAGCTGTCGCCAATTCCTTCGACAAGAATGATCGAACGCTTTTCTTCAATAGTTTTCTTGAACACGTTATCTTCTTCACTTTGAAGATTTATAGGATAAATCCAATTACCTTTTCTGCCAATGTGTTTCCACTTGGGAGCGGAATTGTTCGGCTTCCACAATAAATGTCGTCCACTGATGCCGATTACTTTTTTATTTTCATCGAATATTGGAAATACGAAACGACCATTCATCTTTCCAGACATAGAAAAACCAGAACGATAAAGCTCAAGAACTTCAGAACTAATGTTCTTCTTGTTGTAAAAGTCATAGTGAGGAAGCAAAGTTTTTACTTCATCATGGTCAAAAAATTGATCTGATTCCATTTTGGGTGTTCTGATTGATTCTATACAGGGATCATTATTAGTCTTAATTGATTGCAAGATTTCTTCTATCTTTGAATCATCATTACAAGTAAGCTCAAGAAGTCTTTTAAAAGGTTGATAAGAAGTGTTGGCTACAAAATCTTTCCAGATTCCAGTGTCTTTCCAAATTTGTAGAGCGGTTCTATTGTCACCATCACGATAAACGGCATTGCATTGCCAGTATTTGCCGCGATCTGATAATTGATATCCAAGATCAATCAACGTTTTTTCAATAGCCTCTGCTTGATTGTTAATCGAGGTTAGGTACGTCGTCATCGTTATCTTTAATTACAGTTGCGTTTGTGCCAAGAGCATCAACGATATCTCTATAATCACCCTTTTCTGAGACACAGAAATTAGCAATTTCAAGATTAACAAAATTCTTTTTAAGAGTACCATCTGCAAGTTTTACTGGATTAATGGCTCCAGCAATATCTTTGCCAAGATGGCGAGCTTTTATATTAATGAACTTGTGCGTTCCAAAACCAACTTCATTCTGTAATTCATCAGATGTCTTTTGTCGCAGAATAAATAGATGAGAAGCGAATTGGGTAATGCGATCAGAAAGAGAAACGATGCTTTCATCATCAGTGATATTTGATGAATTCTTATTGGTGACGATACCAGCACGATTAGATTGTACTGATGTCATCATTGATATGCATGGGCCTTTATCGCTTACGATATCTCTTTGAATACAACGTTTATATTTATCAACCATCTCTCCAACAAGCTGCCATTCGGTTTTATTACCTCCATTTTCACTTGTAGTCTTGATATAGTCAAAGCTAAAAATCATAGGATTTCCACGACCTATCTTGGAGTAGTAAAATCTTTTTAGAACACTAATCTGAGCATCAACGCTCATGCCACCTACATTATAATAATATAAATGCTTGTATCGTTTATTGATAGTTTTCCATACTGATCTAACATTATCTACAATTTCTGCGCCAGCCTTACGCCAATTTCCGCTTTCTAATAGATACATTGGAACTTTGGACATTGCAGCACATTGTCTAAAAATAAGTTCCTCTTTGCTCATTTCACCGTTATCGAAATGAAGAACTGGTACTTCATATTGTTCAGATACTTTTGTAGTAAAATCCAAGCAAAATTGAGTCTTACCAACACCTGAACGAGCGACGATAACAGTAATATTTCCCGGTCTCAAAAGAGAACCGTACATGTCTTGAGTTTTTGGATGCGGTCCAGCAAATCCAAATTCAGTGACTGGATTATTTCCACGCTCTTCAACAAGAGCTTCCATTTCATCAAAAATATTTTCTGGTTGATCTGCACCAGTTTCATAGAGATTAATTTGATCATTATAAAGTTTATCAGCGCATTCAATGATAACACTGTAATCAGAAGATGGAGAGATAGACTTCATCTTCTTATTGATCTCTGCACCACACATCGCAATTTCGCGACGAATAGTGTACTTCTTCAACTCTTTAGCAACGCTTATAATAGATTCTGGGGACAAC